AAAACGCTGATGATATAGCAGTTAGCGCTGGAAATAAGACTGATGCTGGGCTTGGGGGAGGAACTGATGGTGGTCGTATTGCAACCCGACGAACAGTCTTTCCTACGCCAATAGCTGTAAGTGGCGGAACAATACTCGAGCCGCACACTGCCAAAAACATAATTGAATTTATTGAAATTCCTCCAATCAAACAATACACTGCGAATTATGAGATTACTTTTTGGACCCAGTACACTCAAGAAATGAATTCGCTATTGACAACTGTTATGGGCGGGTATACCCAAAATCATCAACGAACATTCTTAATAACTACAAAATCAGGGTATAAATTTTCCGCTTATATTGACGCCGCGTTAAACCCAAGCAATAATTTTGATGATTTTTCTGATGATGAAAGACTAGTTAAGTATAGTTTTAGTGTGAGTGTGCCGGCTTATGTTGTTGCACCGCAAGAGCCCGGACTGCCTGTGCCATTTAGAAGATCAATTTCTGCTCCAGATATTAATTTTGGAGTCTCAGAATTAAGTTCCCATATGAATACTGGTGCTCCGTCTTCTGTCGCCGCAGGTGAGCCGGGCCATTTCATATTGGAAGATATTGATACTGATGATATGGGAATTCCGGGGCAAGCGATGCCTGTAGGGTCAAATAGCGTATTAACTACCGGATTTCCGGGTGCCGTAACTGTTGTCTCAAACAACGTTAACATCGGCTCGACAAATTCGGATTCAACAAGTACGGGTGCTACGTATCCGAACAGACCGAAAGTAATAATTACTAAAAGAAACCCCTTTACTGGGAAGGATGAAACATCACAATACAACGTGTTATATGCGAACAACAAGAAGGGAGAGACGGTTTTTCGACAGTCAAAATACCCATCGTATGGATTATCTATCGATTTAGGCGATCTCTTCAAGGATTGATGTGACATTTACCCTTTGCACGAAATAGTTATTTGTGATGAAAGTAGATCCAGGAGACCTGACTCATGGCAGAACAGACATTTAGATCCCCGGGCTTTTTTGAACGCGAAATAGACGCGTCGACGAGAAAGACCGAAATAACGGGTGTTCCAGCAGGAATCGTAGGTACTGCTGAGAAGGGACCGGCATTTGTGCCCGTAACAGTCGGCAGTTTTCAAGATTTTTTGAATCGCTTTGGAGACATTGACCCCGACCGCTTTGGACCGTATGCAGTCCAAGCATTCCTACAAAATAGAACAGCAGTAACGTACATGCGCGTTTTAGGTGCCGGTGCGAATGAATCCACAACTAACATAACAAACACTCAAACCTACGGCACAGTGGTAAACGCAGGATTTGTCTTGTCGGGGAATATATCTGCTTCCCCGCCCACGAATAAGGCTCAGAATGGCGTGGTGCAATTTTTAGTTGCAAAGCACGATGCAGTCGCGAATGAAGCTGCAGCGATGCCGGAATTTACTGATAACCCAAGTTTCAGTAATTCAAGCGCTCTTCATATAGTGAGAGGTGTTATTTTTAGTTCGGTCAACGCAAGAATACAAGTGATGGATGTCGGTGACTCTTGGGCTAACCACATGACCGATGGATGCGCTCCCACCGCTGCAGCCAACAATATTGGTGGTAATTTCTTGCTTGCGATTTCTTCTTCGCTTGGGTCAGCTTTCTGTAATCAGCTTCCAAGCTATCCCGGTGTTAAAGTTGTAACTGCGTCACTTGATCCTGCAAGTGACGCGTATATTGCGAACGTTTTGAACACTGATCCTACGAAGTTTTACACGAACCAGCACCTTCTTTACATGGATTTTGCTGTAGAAAATGAGATCGCTCCTGTTCTTGAAACCGCGGGGTCTATTGCCATTCTTTCAGGTTCTGGAAATTATGGCCGAACATTAAGCTCGGGCGCGGGCAACGAGTTTACAATGTTGTTCGGTCGTTACGACACACGATATACAACTCCTACGTCTCCCGCTATACTATCACAACCATACGGAAGCACAGAATATAAATTATTCAATTTTGAAGCCCTGTCGGACGGAGCATACGGGAATAATAAAGTCAAGGTTTCTATTGCGAATTTGCGGGCTAGCTCAAATAAGAATTACCCATTTGGTACGTTTGAGGTTCAGGTCCGTCGGTTTGGCGACACCGATTTAGATCCCGAGGTACTGGAAAGCTATCCTGCATGCACTTTAGATCCCAACTCAGAAAGCTTTGTCGGTAGAAAAATTGGTGACTATAAGGCACGGTACAATTTCGATGCAGAAAACGACGATGAAAGAAGAATTGTCGTTAGTGGAAAATATCCTAATCAATCTGTACATATTAGAGTTGTTATAGAAGAAGCTGTTTATAGGGAGCAAGTACCGTCAGATGCTTTACCGTTCGGTTTCGCTGGGATCCCTGCTATAAAGACGTCAGACGCTCTGACAGACTCGCTCAAGGGTGCTCTTGAGTTTGATGGAGTGACGTACGGACAACTCGACAACCCGCGTCTCGCGGGTCGCGTCACATCGGCGCTGACAGGCTCAATTGTTCCTCCTCTTCCGATGCGCTTTAAGATTACCCGTGGTGCGGTCAACGCATCACCGTGGTTCTCTGGGCTGCCTGGTGACGACGAGCGTGTTGATGGGAGGCTCTACTGGGGTACAAAGTTTGAAAGATGCCCGAAGGAGAACGACCTTTCCAGTGCTGTTTTGGACCAGAATGTGTCTTCTCTGCCAAACCCGACAGTTTCAGCATATACGAAGTTCCAGGGAATTCAAAAGCTTGATACTTTAGTTTCTGGCTCTGCAGTCGCTACATTTAACGCTAACAAGTTTTCACTTGCCAAAGTCACGATCGCCACAGCAGGTTCAAATTCTGCAACATTACTACAATATGTAACTGGTTCTGCAAAGGAGCACATGCTTGAGGCATCATATATTCGAAATGGTGTACCTGATTCGCAAACCTATGTGGTAAATGATCCAGACGGTGCAGGAAATAGAGTTACTTTTGCTTCGCTTGTTAATTCATCGTCAGTGCATTTTAATCGTTTTACGAGTTACCTTAAGTTCACGACTCCGCTATACGGTGGATTCGACGGCTTGAATATTCTTGATAAAGACATGTCATTAATGAACGATCGAGCTACGTCGACCGACGCGTCTGGTGAAACAGGGAAGGCTGCTGATGAATTTAGCGCTTCTACAATTGGTCTTAGTACTAATCCCGCTGGATCCGGTCGTCTCAACAATAATATATTTGCGTATAAAGAAGCTGCTCGTATCATGACAGATCCCATGACGGTACGTAGCAACATCCTAACAATACCCGGTATAAGAGACACATTTGTCACTGATTGGGCTGCCAATAGAGTCCGTGATTATTCAATGGCCATTTACTTAATGGACATTCCGTCATGGTCAGAGAGCTCCACACGCCTATTTGGAGATGAAGATAGGACGTTGATTCAGAGCGCCTCCAACTCCACCCCCGACGTGAGGGAAACAGCAGAGCAATTCGAGTCAAGGGCGGTTGACAACAATTATTGCGCCGCGTACTTCCCTGATGTTTATATCAACGACTCAAACACCGGCGAGGCAGTCCGCGTTCCATCGTCTATTGCTGCTCTTGCAGCGTTAGCGTACAACGATGCTGTTGCATATCCTTGGTTTGCTCCTGCTGGATTTAATAGAGGTGGGTTAGGAATTGTTACGAACACCGATGTTAGGTTGACCGCAAGCGATAGAGATGATTTATACGATAATCGAATTAACCCGATTGCGAACTTTCCGAATGGTGGATTTGTAATATTTGGCCAAAAGACGATGCAGCTTACTCAATCTGCGTTGGATCGAGTGAATGTCCGTAGGATGTTGCTTGAACTCAAGCGTCAGGTTGTTGGCGTTGCTAATAAGATTCTTTTTGAGCCGAATAACGCTGCTACAAGAGCACGATTCATAAATCTAGTTACACCGATGCTAGCTGCGATTCAGGCGCAGCAGGGTATAGAGTCTTTCAAGGTTGTTATGGATGACACCAACAATACTTCCGAAGATGTTGAAAGCAACAAGCTGAATGGTCGAATCGTTATTGTGCCGACAAGGGCAATCGAATTTATTGCGATAGATTTTATCATCACAAACAGCGGTGTAGATTTTGCGTGATATAGTTAAGAGAGAAACAGGAGATTTTTGGAAATGGCTGAACTGACATTTAAGAGTCCTGGGGTTTCCACAAGGGAAATCGACCTATCAGGCCCAACAAAGGCTGCGCCTACAGGTACACCTGCTGGTGTTATAGGTACGGCTGATCAGGGTCGAGCATTTGTTCCTATTACGGTAGCAACTTTTGCTGATTTCGTCGCTGAATTTGGAAATACGGACGGTGTAAAGTTTGGACCGATGGCGATGCGTCAGTGGCTAAACTACGCGAAGGCTGGAACCTATTTAAGGCTTCTTGGCGCCGGCGACGGAAAGAAAAGAAATAGCGGCGGTGATGTGACAAACGCCGGCTTCACGGTCGGAGCGCAAGAAGCCAAAGCAAATGGACTAATCGGACCGAACGCATATGCGGGCTCAACAGTCGCGGGTGCTGGGAACGCCGGGGTTCTTGGACGTACTCACCTTCTTGGTGTTATCATGGAAGAGTCTGGAAGTTCCGCGGCATTCACTGATGCTGGCTTGGGAACTGTCCAACCGATTTTACGCGGTGTTGTTATGGTTCCCTCGGGAGTTGTATGCGCCCTCAGTGCGTCTAGATCGACTGTTACAAACAATACGCCATTGGGCTCCCCCTCAGCCAACAATTACGCCGCGGGTAGCTCTTTTGGGACGGGCGGTGCGGATAATGCAGGATCATCAAACGGGGCTGTGAACCTTGCTGGCGGCCGTCAAGAATTCGTGATGCTGCTGAATGGTCATACCCATACAGACGCTTACCCCACGATTATCACAGCTTCTTTTGATCCGAATGTACCGAATTATTTCGCAAATGTTTTGAATACAGACCCAACAAAGCTCCAGAATGCAGGACATTACCTATACGCCCACTGGGATGTTTACCCGGCAATCGCATATCCGACTGGGTCAAGTCTGGTGTCATCGACGTACGCCGCAGCGACTGCCGGCGGCACAGTTAGTAATGAGGACATTGCATTCCTTATGACATCTTCGATATCTCGGGCGAATTCAACTGACGCAAACGTACCAGATTTTGACAGCTATAAAGACAGGTTCCGTACCGCTGTTTCTCCCTATGTTATATCTCAGAAGTATGGTGGAAAAAACAACAATCTTTTCCGAATCCATGCTTTAGATGATGGTGCGATAGGAAATACTAGGGTAAAGATTTCTATTGAGAATATTGTTAAGTCCACAAACGTAAATCAACCATTTGGAGCGTTCGATTTATTAGTGAGAGATTACAACGATAGTGACACCGAGCCGGTCGTCATAGAGAAATTTTCTAAGCTTTCTTTGGATCCAGGTTCTGATCGATATGTTGCTAGGCAAATTGGAGATTATCATTTGTATTATGACTTCGATAAGCGCGTTGGATCTCAGAAATTGATTTTGGAAGGTGCTTATCCCAACAAGTCGAATTATATTCGCGTTGAGACAAACACTCAACTTGATAAGGGGAAGCTTCCCGCGGATTGCCTGCCAGTCGGATTCCGCGGTCCGCAGCATCTAGTTACCTCTGGATCTTCGATATTTGGTCAGCCAGGCGATTCTGCTACACCACTTCTCAATTCGTCTGTCGCTTCTCGTCTTGTTCAATATCCGGTGCCATATCGAGCGACAGTCTCTAAGAATGTTACTCCGAAAAAGGCACTCGCCGCTGAGCTTTACTGGGGCGTCCAATTTGAGGTGAAGGATCTCGTAGCTGAGCCTAACAAGAACGTAAAGCTCGACCCATCAATCAAGCACTACTCGACATATTTCGCAAATTATTCGCAATCTGGTCGTAAAGCGATGGTGGGTAATAATGAGGGTACAGCTGATAGCAGTGGCACTGTTTTAGACGCCGATAAATTTAACAACAATTTGTTCAGTCTGGAAAACATCCAGGTTTGTACAACCACCGATTCCACTCCGGTTGCTGATTCGAAGCAATGGGCCGCTGCAGTGTACCGCAGATCTGGTGTCGCCGCATCGAGTATACCGGATATCGATGGTACCGCAAGAACCCTAAATGCCTCCGGAGGCTCGCGCTTGTTATCTGTAGCGAATGATTTCGGTCTTTCCTCTGCTCGCCGTTTTCTTAAGTTCTCTTTCATAGTTCAGGGGGGCTTTGATGGAGTCAATATATTCAATAATGAGAAAGCTAAGTTCTCCAATATTGCTGTGACAAAGGAGATGGCAGATGTAACGTTACAGGGCGGGGTAACGGGGCCAACAGTCGCCGCGTATCGTAAGGCAATGGACGTTCTTGCTGAAAGATCCGATGTTGATATTCAGCTTTTGGCAGTTCCAGGTATCCGTCACAAGTCGGTGTCTGACTACGTAATACAGTCTGTTGAGGAAAGATTCGACGCAATGTACATTATGGACATTGAGAATAAGGACACGTATAACGAGGTAGTCACCGGATCTGCGCAGCTAACAAGCGTTACGAACACGGTCAATACATTTTCTGGTCGAAACCTCGACAGCTCGTTTGCAGCTGCATATTTCCCCGATGTTATTATGACTGACGTAGGCACATCCACAAACGTGCAGGTACCACCGAGTGTGGCTGTTCTTGGTGCGTTTGCGCTAAATGATTCTGTCGCATATCCGTGGTTCGCCCCCGCCGGTTTTACGCGGGGCGCATTGAAGAACGTTTTAGAGTCTCAAGTGAAGCTGAGTAGAGCAAATCTTGATGCGCTATACGACGTTGATATTAACCCAATCACCGCATTCCCCCAAACCAAGGGAGAGGTTGTTGTTTTCGGTCAGAAAACGCTCCTTGCAGCGCAGTCAGCGTTGGATAGAGTGAACGTACGTCGTCTTTTGATTGAGATTAGACGTCAAGTTCGCGCAATCGGTGATACATTCCTCTTCGAACCGAATAGAGAATCTACTCTTGCTCGCTTTTCAGCGGCAGTGAATCCTGTATTGGCAAGAATTCAGGCGCAGCAAGGCCTGGATCGGTTCAAGGTACAAATTGATACTACCACGACTACTCAAGCAGACGTGGAAAACAATACGGTTCGAGGGAAAATCTTCCTTCAACCGACGCGATCCGTGGAATTCATTTCGCTTGATTTCGTTGTTACTAACGCTGGAACAGAAATTTAATCTTGCTGATGTATATTTAAGCACGTATAGGAGAAAACAAAATGGCAGAAACTCTTTCAGTTACCGACATGCTGCCCAATAAATTTGAGCCGAAAAGGAAATTTAGATGGGTATTTGCTTGTGAGGGTATTGATGCGTTTTTGATTAAGACCGCCGCTCGACCCACAATTAACACAGGTGAAATGGAAATTTCCTACATGAACTCAACTCGCTGGGTTGCTGGCAAAACGAAGTTCGACGCCTTATCGGTAACCTTACACGATCCGATCGCGCCTTCCGGTGCACAGCAGGTGATGGAATGGGTTCGTACACACTTCGAATCAGTTTCTGGTCGTGGTGGGTATGCCGATTTCTATAAGCGCGACTGTCAAGTTAAGATGCTCGATCCTGTTGGAACAGTTGTTGAATTATGGGATTTCAAGGGATGCTTCCTGACCTCGGCTGGGTTTGGCGATCTGGATTATGGCGCTGAAGATCCGATGGAGCTATCTCTCACGATCAGGTTTGACAACTGCGTATTACAGTATTAGATTATTTGACGCACGTCAATAACGTATCAAGAAAACGTCCCAATTTTACTTGGGACGTTTTTTATTTACACTGATTTCTGCAACTATAAGATTTATGGAGTGCTAATTGTGAGGTTTGTCTATGTCCACTAAGAAAGAGGGTACCGGTCGAAGCGAAATTTTTGGTGATATGAAAGAGCATATGCCATCATCGAATGTTATGAAAGATGATTTCGGCTTCGAAATACCAGTTGAAAATGTTCCGCTCCCATCAATGGGGCGATGTTATGCTGAGGATTCCCCTCTAGCGAATCAAGAAACAATACAGATTCGTGCCATGACGGCCAGAGAAGAAGACATTCTTACTTCTAAAGCCCTTATCAAGAAGGGAACCGTTATATCTCACCTGCTGAAGTCTTGTATGCTCAATAAGGCTATTGAGCCAGATCAAATGTTGGCCGGTGATAGAAACGCAGTAATGATTGCATTACGAGTGACAGGCTACGGTGCGGAGTACAAAGTAGAAGTTGATTGTCCAGCATGCCAGCAACGATCGAAGCAAGCTTTTGATCTTGGCGGCTTAGAGATCAATCGCCTTGGTATCGATCCTGTGTCGGTCGGGGTAAATCTTTTCGAATTGCAGCTTCCTGTAACTAAGGCGAAGGTACGCTTTAAGTTCTTGACCGGTGCCGATGAGCAAGATATCATGGTCGAACAGGAGCGTCGAAAGAAACAGGGTCAACAGTCTGAGAATTTAATTACTTCTCGTCTGCGCTACTCCATCGTGTCGGTCAACGGTGTCACCGATAAGTCAAAGCTTGACCTCTTTATTCGTAGCATGCCTGCCAGAGATTCTTTAGCGTTCAGAACTCATCTTGATAAAAATGAGCCCGGAATTCAAATGAGAAGTTGGATGGATTGTACATCTTGTTTGGAACATTCGGAGGTACGGCTGCCCCTCGGGGCCGCGTTTTTTTGGCCTGACGAGTGACCACAAAGAGGCCTTTCTAGAGCACATCTTTGCCCTGATGTATTATATGGGGTTTTCGTACGTAGAGGTGTACAACATCCCCATATGGCAGCGCATATGGTTTATCCAACGCTTGAACAAAGAGCTTAAGAAAGCCAATGGTGATTCCAGGGCAGCACATGCAAATTCCGCTGATGCCAGGGCATTAATGGGCAAACATCGTGCACAAGTCCCGTCAAAATTACGTAGATTCACATAATTAAATGTTGAGGTGCCAGATGCAAAACGATAGAAAAGAATTTTTGTGTGATTGTGCTAGATATATTCGCGGTGAAGTAGAAGAAATTCGACTCCACGGAAAGAAGAAGGATGTGCTGCTGTTCGCAGATACCCTTAGAGAGTCCCGCGGTTTATTTCAGTGCCTAAATGAAAAAGAACCGCATGTTTCTAAAGTGCTCACTGCTCTTACGAAGAAAAGAACCGCTTCAAGGAAGTTGAAACAAGCCACTGGCTTTTCGTGGCCCTTTTAATCGATAGCTAGCGCAGATTTCGAACTGCCATATTTATATGAGAAAGAGGCGGTAAAAAAGCGTGGCTGACTCCAAAGAACTTCAGAATCAATTACAGATCCAGCAGGGTATCAATAAAGTCCTGCAAGATCGACAGAAGATTCTGGAGAAACAGCAGAAGTATTTATCATCGCAGGTAGACACTGCTGTTCAGCTTTGTAAGGCCCTGGAGTGTAAGGGCCTGGACGACATCCAGCAACGCATGAAAGAGGTCCAGGCAGGCCTGGCGGGGGCTGCACAAGAGGCCGGTGATGTCACCGATCGAATCGGTGAAGTGAATGACGCTCTCGATGACACAAATAAAAAAGCAGAGACGTCAGTAAAATCATTCGGTGAGCTGGTAGGGAAAATCAAGGAAACGAATGTGGCCTTGGCTGGCTTTGCCGTGGGCGCTGCAAAGGGCTTTAAAAGTGCGATAGCTGATATCAAGATGATGGGAGGTGCGATAGGCACCGCTATCAATGGTATCTTTAATATCGGCAAAGCTATTATCGCTATTCCGTTTCAGATGTTTAGTGGCTTGCTTGGCATGGCCAATAATTTGGCATCTGCCACAAATGTACTAGGCGAAGCCGTCGAAGAAGTTAGAAAAGAGTTTGGAAATCTTCACTCGAATGAGGGTAAGGCCCTCATGTCAGGGATGAGGGATCTCCAGTCGAGCGCTAGCGACCTGGGGGGCACAGGTGTAAGTCTTGGTAAAGTATACGGTGTCGGCCCCGGCGGCGTCGCCGCGGCGATGAAAGATCTTCAAGGTATCGCTAGCGCGTTGGGCTCGAAGTTCGGAATGCTTTCGGAGGAATTTGCGAATTCTGCTGGGGAAATTCTAGCGTTCAAAAAAGGAATGGGTCTGTCCGACGACGCGATGTCTGGATTTGCAACTAGAGCAATTTCCTCTGGTAAGAGTCTAACAAATACTTTACAAGATGTCGGAAATTACTCCATCCAGTTAGGCGACAAATTTGGCGTTTCTTCAAAGCTCATATCGAGAGACATGGGTGAGATGGCCGCTGATTTCAAGAACTTCGGAACGCTGTCGACTAAGGAAATGGCTGCCGCCTCAGTGTACGCACGTAAGCTCGGAATTGATGTTAAGGGTCTCCAAGGCGTTATTGGTCAATTTGACGATTTCGAGGGCGCAGCGGATTCCGTGTCTCAACTGAATCAAGCATTTGGAATTCAGCTGGATACCATGGCGATGATGAACGCCGAAAATCCTGCTGAGCGCATCGATATGATGAAGAATGCCTTCCATGAGGCAGGCAAGTCTGTCGAAGACATGACGCGTCAAGAACGTGCGCTGCTCGCAGAGCAAACCGGTCTTAGCGAAGAGGCTCTTGCCACTGCATTTTCACAAGAGAATATGGGCACTTCTTATGAGGACATCGCCGCCGGAGCAGATGAAGCAGAGGAGAAGCAACTTTCCCAGACGGAGGTCATGAATAAACTCGCTGATACGCTAGACCGAGTATTCAACTCCGGTCGGCAGTTCACGGGCGTATTCGATGCATTGGCTCAAGGTTTTTCCAAGGGTCTGAGTGACAACAAGGAATTCAGAGACCTCTTGAAGCAGATTAGAGAAGCCATGCAGGTGGTCTTTGACTTTGGTCGAGAGCTAGGTCAGATGTTCGCAAATCTTCTCGGCGATATGGGCGTTTTTTCTGCCATCAAAGATCTTTTCAATATTGACGACATTAAGAATCTTCTCGGTATAGGCGGAACGGGTGGAGTCTTAGGGATATTCAAGAAATTTAAGGATTCCATTACTGGTAAGGGGGACTATAGCCCTCAACAAATGGCTCAAGAGCTCACTGATTTATTTAAGAATTTCTTCGCAGCAAAATCAGGCCCCCTGGGAAAACTAAGCAAGATGATCGAGCAGGGGATTATATTCCTCGGTGAGCAGATCGCGAAGATGATTCCGTGGGTAGCCGACAAGTTTGTCGCCATGATTCATGGAATAATAGACGTAGTAAGGAATCCCGATGCTGTTAGGGACGCCGCGAAGGACGGGATCGGCGGTGCGATGTCCCAGGCCATGAGCCAGATCGTTCCTGCGCTGATGTCAGCAGTCGGAGATATGATAGGGGCGTTAGTTGAGCTGATAGGGGCTGTCTTATGGGAGAATAAGGGCAAGTTAGCCGCAGTCGGCGCTGTAATGATGGCGTGGGTTTTCGGAAAGATGATAGTTCTGGGTGCAATGAATGCAATCGGAGCAGCTGTCGGTGCGGTTGCCGTGAAGAAGCTGACTGACTGGATCTTGTCAATGGTGGGAGATGTCGCTGAGCAGACCGAACAACAGATGCCCGATCCAAGACAAATGGAACAGATGGGCGAGAGCGTCGGCGCAGGCCTGAAGTCCGCGATCGAACAGATCAATCAATTGGAAGAGGGCGATATGATGAAGGCGGGCTGGAAATTAGCTGTGCTTGTTGCTTCATTCATTCCCGCTGTTATTGCATTTTCAATTGCCATTGCCATAGCCGCCGGGATTATTGGAATGGTATCGTGGTCTAGCCTCGGTAAGCTGATGGTAACAATGGCTGTAATGATTCCATTCCTTGCTCTGGTAATGATAGCCGCAAAATTCTTAGACCCCGGAACGATGTTATCTTCTGCTGTCAATATGGCTTTAGCTGCCGTTGCAATAGGGCTCGGGATGATTCCGTTCGCCGCGGCCCTGTGGGCTGTCCACGCGTTGATAGGCGGAATCCCATTTAAAGAAATTGCAAAGATAATGGCCATTATGGGTTTGGCAGTTTTAGCGGTATTTGTTATCTCTAAACTCGGTCTTTTGTTGGCACCACCAGTAACAATCCCAGGTCTAGCGTTTATGGCTCTAGCTGGTTTAGCGATGTCGGTTAGTATGGTGATCTTCGCCGTTGCATTACGCGTCGTTCACGCGATATTAGCGCCATTGCCCTTCAAGGAAATTGTTAAGGTGTTCGCTATGCTCGGTCTGGCTATTGTCGCCACTATTGCCCTTGCTGCGACTGCGTTAGCTGGTCTTGCAATCGCTGCAATGTTCCCGGCGATGGTGGTCGGGCTGTTAGCCGCCGCGGCATTTCTAACTGTGGGCGTTGCCATCTTCGCTGGTGCGTTATTCCTTGTTTCAAAGATTCCCCTGCCTGATATTTCGACGACTGCTGAGATATTTGCATCGATAGGAATTGCGCTCCTGGCTCTTGTTGCGCTCTCCGTTGCTGGTATAGCTTTCGCCGTAATAATGCCCTTGCTCCCTATCATGACAGTCGGCTTGATAGCCGCAGCGGCCTTTTTTACCGCTGGTGTTACAATTTTCGTGACAGCACTCGCGCAAGCAGAAAAAATGGCAGGTGCGACAATCAGCTCCCCAGCAATACAAGCAATGATAGACACCATGATCAACGTGATTCTAGCCATGAAAATGTTGATACCCTTGGCTGTCGTATTTACGGCTCTATCTCCCATTCTTCCGATCTTGGGGATTGGCTTAAGGGCAATGGGCAAGTTCTTTGTCAGCGCCGCTGAATCAGTGGCATCGATGATTACAGCCGCAGAGGGAATTCCTATGAAAGACCCCGAGGACCTTGCAAAAAGACTAGAGGTAGTCGGTCACATCGCGAAGGCTCTTCAAGCGCTGGGTGGTCTTGCCATCGACGCCGCGAAATTAGGCGTTGCTTCTGAATTGATGGGTGGACCATCGATGTCAGAGGTGTTCGAGGCGATGGGTGGCTTCTTAGATAAGATCAAGGATACTTTGGTCTCCACCGTCGAAACCCTTGTCAAGATGGCGATGGGTTTCAGCAAGTCGCAACTTGAGAAAGCGTCGGTTGTAGCGTCAGTCGTCGAAGCGGTTGCTAGTTTCGCCGCAGCCATGGCGGAACCGCTGAAAGTGGTGCAATCAATGACAGGGTTTTTCAACCCCAGCGTAGCGAGTAATATGGCTGTTGTAATCAGTGGTCTCGGTGACATTATGGATATGTTGGCCGAGAAATTACCAATGATAATCGGTGGGCTTGTTAAGGCTGGTGAGGGCATTCCTTCGGGCTTTGGAGAGAAAGCAGAAGCGATGAAGATCATGTTTGAGGCCCTTGGTCCAATGATGAATGCGTTGGCCAAGGTTCAAGAGATCATGGAGGCCTCCCTTGAGGGTATAAACGGCCCGCAGATTGATGAGCTTTTTGGAGGTATGGCCGGCGCGCTTACAGCAATTACAGGTGTGATGCCTGGAGTCGTCGCGGACTTGAACGCGCTAGTAGGTGCCGAGCAGATGCAGGAGCAGGTTGCGAAACTAGAGACGATGTTTACAGCCACTGAGGCGTTAGCGAATGTATTAGGAAAATTTGCAGAGTTCGCTGAAGGACAAAGCCCTGGACTCATGGGTAAGGCGGGCGCTGCCATCGCTGGCCTTTTTGGAGGGGGTGAAGCGGAGACACCTGCCGTCGCGGTGATCAAGTCTATGGTGGATGACATGGTTAAAATCAATGATGTCATGGCCACTTTACCGGAAGTCAACATCGCCGCGAATCTCCAGCAGATTGCAGACGCTTTTGGTGTTACTGAGAGCATAGCAGTTGAAAATAAGCCAGTTAATATTACGATTAACTTGAGCGTCACTATGGATGCGAATAAGGTGGGCGCGGTACTCGTCGACAAGTCAGTTATGACAACGGCCCTCGCCACAGCAGGAGGAGCAGCATAATGAGTAAAGAAGAAAGTGTCGGTTTCAGTCCTGAAGATTTGGAATATTTGCAAAGCTGTATGAAGCACAGTGATGAGATGATGGCAAGTGTCGAAAGAATCATGGAGATAATAGAAGAATTAAAACAGCATCCCGAAGCTGTGCAAAAAGCTCTAGAAGAGGTACTTAAGAATAGTGGCTGATGACGTTACAGATGTTGACTTCGCTCCAGCTGGTACGGGAGGAAGCGGTGTTGTTCAGGAGGGCGATGACTTAAAGGAGTCGTCAAGGAACACTCTTGCCTCTTATATGAGCTCGCTGACGACGAACGCACGAACTCGTAATGCGTATCCGGTAGAGGATTCCACGTACATTGAGACGTCATATTTGAACGCTGATGGCTCACCTGCATCTATCGAGATGGGTGGTCAAGATGCTGCGACGGCAGGATATACCGATACGCTCGGAGGTAATAGCGAGCAAGCATCTGCTGCAAGAACATCTTTCGATATGCTGAGCAATTCTGGGAAGTTTGATGAAGCAAGTCCCACCGCGCAACCCTTGTCATCGTTCATGGATAAAAACAACCAACTTGACGGACATGCAGTACTGTCTGATATCCAGGGGACAAGACCACCATTTGAACCGGGTGTTGGAAATCAATACGGTGAAAAGCGAATAGAGATACCGACGTACGCACCGGTCCAGCAGAAAAAAATATCCGCGATCCTCACTAGCCATAATCGGTTTAATCCAGATGGTGAATCTCCCTATATCGAAGATGGACAGTTCACTCACGCAACTGCGATAGAGCAACCTGAGTTCGGAGTACACGCTAACGAGGGTGATGAAATTTTATTTAGCGAACTCCGAAAGGTCGCTGCGTCGTTGTTGCTACGTCAAACAGGTCACGCAAAAGAAGATGACGCAGATCCAGATAGCGCTCTGCAAGTCATTGCATCGCTACTTCCGACCGGTGAACAGTCTGGTCATACAAAAATAACGATGGACTTTTTGAGGGCTGCCAACGCTTACGGTGCGCCCGATAAACCGTCGCTGGATGCTGAGTTACTTTACGATGAGATGGGTAATCCTCTTCTAGCGTCAAAGAGCTTTGGCGCTCTAAATTCACATTTGGAGCCTTTCACTGGTAAAAACCGCACCGCTATGCTTGCTGTCGCTCTTAGCGGCATGACTGGAGTAATTCTGGGTGCGGCCGCAATCGCCGCAGTGATGCTGTTACTAGACACTGGCGGCGGAAGCCCTGTTCCCACAATTCCATCAGCGATGCGGATGGGCTCTCACCGAATTGAATCTCAAAGAACACGAATAATGCGGATGATTGGCATCCCTGCGCTTAAACACGATTTTACCTTATGTGTTATTATGGGTATCATAGAGTTTTTGGGGCTAGGAAATGCTGTCGATCCTCCTGACCCCAGGGTCGCGACCGCAGGTTGGCCTGGCATTATTTTATGGTGGGAGAGCCTGGGTTCGAATATAGACCAGATTGCCGAGAATGTAGTTTTGACTTCTGGTAATTTCGCAAACTTATTCAGGGTTCTTAATCGTGATATCGTTCGATTTGTCATGGCTATAGATGATATCGTTCTTGATTCTCTTGATGTGAACCCACTTTTAGTTGCTTATCAATTGGTGACAAGTCTACTTTCTTTTCCTTCATTTCGGTTTATCATGGTTCTTGCTGTTATTGGCGATATCGCTGTAATGAGAGCTAGAAGGTCTTTTCCATTAGGTGGTCGAGGTGGCAACCCGCTGGAGCAGATGCCTGATAATGGACAAACACGCCAGGCCAAAAGCAGAATAGCAAGAGACAAATCAGAGCTGGCATGGCGCCACCGCTCTGCTCCCGGTCGGTTCCTTTTACCAACGAAATTAAAGTCTGCGTTCTCTGTCTTTGATATGGGATTTGGGACACCTGATACGTTGATGGCTCTGGTAGGTGATACTAAGGGAGATACAGGGGACAGTTTTCCGGATCAGAACGCAGACACAACAAGACATTGGGATAAGCAACAGCGAAAGGGGCTGTTGTCTCAAGTTAGTAGGCTTCCACAAGAAATGGTGTCGCAATTAGAGGACCAATTTGAAATAGAGTATATGCCCTTTTATTTTCATGATCTTCGTACAAACGAAATTGTGGGATTTCATGGGTTCCTGTCAAACATCAAGGACTCGTACTCTGTCAGCTATCAGGATTCCAGCGGTTACGGTCGAATTGATAAGGTTAAAATTTATCAGAGCACTGAGCGTAGCATTTCTATTGATTTTTGGATTGTGTCTACATCACCCCAAGACTTTGATTCGATGTGGTGGAGCGTCAATAAGCTAATCACATTACTATATCCACAGTGGTCGATGGGAAAACAGGTGCAGGCTGGCGAAAAGCATTTTATTATGCCCTTTTCACAAATTCCCACTGCTTCCCCCATGATACGATTACGAGTGGGGGATGTTATAAGAAGCAATTACACAAGGTTTAACTTGGCGCGGTTATTCGGTATTGCGGAATCTGCTGATTTGGAAGGCGGCCGCCAAGATGCACCATCCGGTGCACCATTTGATGTTGTAACGATTGAGCGGGTATCTCAGGCCGATCAAGAGGCTCATGATGCTGAGATAGCAGCATTTAATGAGAGATTCTCGCGTGAACCCTCCGCGCCCAGCGACGAGGCTCATGGCTTCGCTGTTGGAGATATAGCGATATTAAAAGCATCTTCAAGGGGATACACGACATGGGATACTGGTGCAAAGCCCGGGCTCCCAACCCCTGTTGGAGCAACTCACGTTGAGCAAACTCCATTTCTTAGTAGGACAACCGCAAATGGAACGGTAGAAATTATGGGGCGTACGTGGATTGGTGGTGGTGATTACGACCCAACGGACGTCGATGGCGACGGTACCATCGATCAGTGGGATAGCGATGTGCAATTATCAATGGGGGAAGGTAGTCATAACATCGAATATGCGGTCCAGTATGTAGACCGGGATGATGTTGGTGATCCGTACGGTCCAGTGAGCGCAAAAGGTCATTATCATTCTTATTTTGTTTTGCAAGAAGACCTAATTCCGATTGGTCCAGCTGACCCGAACCCAACACCCACGACGCTGGAAGAACAGATGCAGGAAATTTCCGATTTCTTTGATCCGAAAAATAACGCTATTGTAAGTTCGTTCGAAGCCGCCGGCGGACGAGGGCTAGCTGGGTTTATTACATCATTCGATATGGATTATGGAGATGCGATGTGGGACATGGAATCGATGGGCCGACGGGCACCTACTGCAATGAAGATATCAATCCAATTTGCACCGATACACGATATCCCGCCGGGTATAGACAACAACGGCTTTACAAGGGCGATAAATTATCCTGTTGGTGAAATTGCTGGAATGTTTGGAACTGATCAATACGATCGGGGCTCTGCTGGTACTGTACCTGTTTCCGATATAGGCTCAGGAGCTGCTCGCCGGACTGGAGGAGTCGATGCTGGAAAAATTACACGAGATCGTTTCCAAGCTGCTGTCCGTGAGGCATTTGGTCGAGCCGGTGGAAGAATTGACGAAGGAGAATAATGATGACTGTGCAAAGATATAGAAGGGCTCCGAAGTTAAAGAGAGGAAAATTTTATGGGACTTTCTCACCCGGGCTTCACATTTATCGAGCGGTACAGCGTAACAAGATAAAAGTAACCTCATACACAACATCAGAAACAGAGCGTTTAGATGTTTTAGCAGGTAAATATTACGGAGATGGAACGTTGTGGTGGGTCATCGCTGCAGCTAGTGGGATTGGGTGGAATTTACAGGTGCCGCCCGGGACGTATTTGGCAATTCCGCTTGACATAACCCAGATAAATAGCATGCTAGGATGACAGGTGGATGGCGTTAGTTGACGACAAGCTTTCTTTTGTTGTGGAGGCTCTTGGGAGATATTTTTCTATAATATCGAAAGAAGAATTTATTTCTGTTTTAGCTTTTGGTGGAGAAGAAGATCTTGCTGAATTTGGTACTACTTCATTTACTGACAATGATCCATTACGGAAGCTGGTCCGTCTATTAATGAACACAACAGAGGGCGGTGTTATTCAATACGACATCGTTAAAGAACTGGGTGATATGTTGTCTGGTGACGATGCTGCTGACCAAGACATAGCAGCTTCTTTATACAAGTTTGTAGGAGAGCCCGACTCATTTGAGACTATGGGTATAAGTGGTATGCCTGCCTCAAGCGTATCTATTAAGGAGATGATTGGTGGGAGTATATTAAACCAAGTTTTTGCTTCGCCCCAAAAATCCGACCCTAATCTTACTGCAACGTGCGTTTTCCCCGTCCGACTAACCCCAGCGCAACGAGACACTGGTGCTGTGGCACTTTTTATGAACGCAATTCCAACATTAGAATTTTCTCGATGTATTCCTTATCTTGATATAACACTAATAACGCCAAATAAGCCTGTAAGCGATGATGGTAGAATTCAAACAATATCGTTAATGCAATTTTTAATAGGTCAAGCGAAGCTAGAGGAAGACTCGGTGAATGAGTACCTTCAGTCCGCGACAAGCATGGACGCGATTAGCGATTTTGTCGAAACTCAGGATGCTGCGATGGCATCCGGAGATGAGGAGCTGCTGGAAGAAGTAGCGGCAGGAATTTCTACTGCAGGTATGGAATTATTCACTGCTCCTCAAACGCTGGTTCCCATGAATGAAACGTATGATGATTTTACGGTTGACCCCGAGGCAACGACAGACGATGAAGTCGATTCGGGAGAAAAATTACCCAGTTATGGTGGTACCAGGGGAGCTCCGATCATTGATCGAACAAGGCCGTTCATGTCGATTAATGACTTTAACATAACTGTTACGCCGTCTAAAGGGATGATGTCTCACAAGACAGCTGACCTATCGTTAACGCTGCACGACAGATCGAGATTGTCTGAGATAGCTGAATTTGTAAAGCCGGACTTGTATGGAAGAACAGAGCTCATGATAACTTATGGGTGGTCTCATCCAGACGATTCAGCAGCCAGTGCAGATGCTGGATTATCTGGTAATTTCTTTGGGTCTTTTTTAAACGCATTGAAGATATCAGAGAAATATGGTATTGTTAATAGCTCATTTTCCTTTGACGAAGTTGGTCAGGTTAAGATTAAGCTCAAATTATCGATGAAGGGATCAAGCGCGGTTAATACCACGAATATCAGCAAGGGCGAGGGTGTTGACGATATTATGGAAACAATAAGAGACCTCACCGAAGCGATATCTGTGTTAAGACGCCAGATATTGGGAAGCTCTAGCGGTGCATCAGAAGATGTCGGTGGCTCGACATTCTTGGGTGCAGCATCAGACACCAGTTCTGCTTTGACGATTGACGAAGAGACGTCAAAAGCTATAGCAAAATTTCTTGGTAATAATAGAAATCCGGAAGAGGGCTCTGCGACAGATGAAATGGTAGATAATTTAACAGCATTATTCGGCAGTGACGGAAAATCAGGTGTAGTAGCAGATGCGAAGGCAACAATCGCCGGTGCCGTACAGAATAAATTATCTATTGCAAAGAGGCTCCGGGGACGAGGGCTCGATCCGTTTCCAAGGACATTCACAGGTATGGGCGGGTCATCGACGTATGTGTATATTCATGGCCAAAATAAACGGTATATCAGTCTTGGCGCTCTATTGTTATATTTCGTGGGAAAACCTCTAGCTGCGACACATAGGTTTGATGAGGTACAGTTTGTTTTTTATGCGTTTAATGACAAGTCTTCATATCTGACTGGTACAAATATTTCTGAATTTCCAATAAAATTCGAAGAGTTTTCAAAGAAATTTAAAGAAATGACTGAAACTACTGCAAATATTCCATTAGGTCGTTTTATAAGCTTCTTAAACAAGGAATTTGTTCATAATCAAGCCTCTGCTGCGTATGGCTTGACAAAGCTATATGAAACAGACGATGAGGGAAATCAGAAAATGAAAGAATCTATCTCTGAAGATGCTACTGCGCTGTACAATGAAAAAGTTAAGCGCTTAGAGGATGCGTACGGGGAGTCTGCAGACCAAGAATTTAAAATGCCACGACTCACAATGCATATAGAAGCCGTTCCTATGAGAACGGGTATTGAAGACGGCCAGGGCAGGCAAGGGACAATTTTACGGATTCATCTTTTCGATAGCCAAGCGACAAAATATAGCGCGCTGGGGAAAATGATGCTAGCCTCCCGGGGCAATTCTCTTGGAATGCTGTCTTCTGCCGCATCTCAGTCCGCTAGAGAGCCAGACCCCGAAGAGGAAACCGCACAAGCAGACCATGAGGCAGAGTTTATCGATTTACTTTCTCAAGCATTAGACGCCGGTCTTCTAGAGGCAGTGCCTGAGCTAGTCGGCGCAACAGTTGATGGGAATGGAGCGATTACAAGCGTAGATCCGGAAGAGTTCGCAAGAAATTATTTTCGTCTTAAGGGTGGTTTTAGAGCGCTAAAAGCGTTTGTGTCTAAATCGATGCCATCTATCATTTATGGCTCACAAAATTCTGCGGTTATTTCCGCTGATCTTTCTTCGATGAATAATTCAAAGTTGGCAACAGTCAATATGCAACGCGGCGGCCTTGGCGGGGGCACAACAGCCCAGGGCGCTAGAGACGCGGGACTCCCCCTACAGACGGCACCAACATCACTTTCAATGACAACGCTTGGTTGTCCTGTGATAGAATATGGTCAGCATCTTTTTGTAGATTTCGGAACGGGCACGTCTGTCGACAATGTGTATGTTGTAAGCGGGATAGGCCACACAATATCGCAAGGGAAGTTTGAGACGAAACTTAAGTGCACACAGGTAGACGCATTTGGAAAATATATCAGCACGTTCCAATCTATCGAAAAAGCTCTTACTGCGATGACAGAGACAGAAGAATCGTGATAATTCTTGAACATACTACTTGTGTGCTCTAATTTTGCTCTAATGTCTATTTTTGTTTGTAAAGATGCTATAGGAACAGGACAGAGCTTATTACTTGAAGATGGCCAAGCATGTTGGGTCACCGATGAATATCCGGCAACATTCACTTATGGCTGTGGTGATAGAATCAATGCGTCTGAGCCTCTGTTCCAGCTTTTTGATATCACTTTACCAGAATTGATACCAGCAGAATTTATTCAAGCAATGCGAACATGCGGGATCGACAAGGGTGTTCCGTGGGCTCATATATTGCCAAAAAGGAAATTTATGGAGAGGTTTAAAAACTTCATCAATGCCCTTTCAGCCGCAGAAGAAAATATAGCGAATAATGAATATTCTAATTTTTTTATTGAAACGAACAGAATTTTAAATAAACTATACTCATGTCAGCTCGACATGGACAAAGCTAAGCACGAACTGGAAATGACTACCTCTGCTGCTTTGACTAGCTTTTTGAAAGCTAGCAAAAACGCCATAATTGAACCGCCACAATATAGCAGAGTTTCTACTAAAACAGGACGTCTTACAATTAAAACTGGTCCGCAAATTTTAACTCTAAAAAAAGAATATCGTGAAGTTTTAAGAAGCAGGTTTGATGGTGGGTCTTTATTTGAAGTCGACTTTACATCACTAGAGCCAAGAGTCGCGTTTAATATCACTGCTGGGGAGAAGTTGCTACCGGGGGAAAAGAGTCCAACAGATCTATACCAATTCTTTATAGAGAAATCTAATATTCAAATTCAGCGAGACACTGCGAAGCTAGCTGTGCTGTGTTCGCTTTACGGCGCAGGCACCTCTAAGTTGAGGTCAGTTTTGCAGAAAGACGGAAGCACATTTTCTGCTGACATGCTGGTCAAGAGGGTCGAGTCGTTTTTTGGCTTAAAAGAGATATTCAAAATGTTGAATGACCAAGCACAATCCGGGTATATTACCAATTTTTATGGTCGACCTATCGAAGTCACCGACACTCGTCGCAATATTTTAGTCAATAATTTTCTACAATCAACAGCTGTTGACGTCGCTCTAGCGGGTTTTTGCCAGATTGTCGAAAATATTCCTTCGTGTAGGCCGGTCTTTATTATTCATGATGCCCTAATTATGGATGTGCCAAACGGACAGGAAGACAAGTTGCAAGACATAGTCGCTAAAGGATTTTCTGATGAGAAGATGGGTCACTTTCCCCTCAAGCTTACGAGGTTAAAATGAACGAAGAAAAATTACGACAGCATATTCGTAAGATTCTGTTAGAAGAAAGAGAATATACCAAGGGTGACGTTGTAGTTTCTGGAGCTCGAGGCCGGCCGAGTAAGCTTACAATGGAAGCCGGTGCATTGGCAGAAAGTGATCCAAAGAAATTGATGAAAAACCTTAAAGTCACCAGCTCAGAGCGTGGTAACTTCGACGGTTTGTCAGGCATTATAAAGCAAGCGATTTCAGGGACAGAAGCAATGCAGCGCGCTTTCGGTGCCACCAAGTTAATTAAGTCAAAAAATGACTTAAAAGGTATTCAGGTTGCCCAAGGTGAATTGAAGCTTGGAACAGCCGCGAAATTTTTGAATTATTCGCTTGTTGGGGCTGTGAAGTCTAGAATGATAGTCCCTGAAGAGGTAATCCAAATAAAGGTACTGTCTGGAATCGGACTTGTGGTTTATTTATCGAAAACCAAGAGCTGGGAATCACGGTAAATAACCCTGTACATTATTTCCTAAAATACTAATATTTTTAGTTAGGAAAAGTAATGAAACACCTTGAGAACAGTGATAATTTAGTTGTATTAACCAGGTTAAAGGGCCTTGAACCACCAGATCGTGGTCCGATCAAGGGAGATGTCCCAGCAGTCGTTCTGGACGTAGAAACGACAGGCTTAAATTCGGATAAAAATGAAATAATCCAGATTGCTGTACGACCTTTTTTTGTGAACCCTGAAACAGGTGAAATATCTGGCATTAAGAAATGTATTGAGTTTCTTCAGCAACCGAGTTTTCCTCTTCCCGAAGAAATTCGCGATATTACTGGTTTTTCTGATGAAGATCTTGCTGGTCATGAGATTGACTGGAAGAAAGTCTCAAAAATTCTGAATTCTTGCCAATTTATCATTGCGCATAACGCTAGCTTTGATCGTGAGTGGATAGATAAGAACCTTAAGAGGAACGGCTATCAGCCTCCTCCAGATGCCATCTGGTGTTGCTCTCTGTCACAAGTCAATTGGAACAATGTCTGTCGACCGTCTAAGGCTCTGGAGGTCCTCTGCGCTTGGCATGGGTTTTTTTATGATTCCCATAATGCGATTGCCGACATCGACGCGACATTACACTTGTTAAGGTCTGCTGGGAGGATGCAAGAACTTCTTTCAGCCGCCGTTGAGTCTGATTATCATGTGTTTGCTGTGGGTTCTCAACGGGATGAAAATCCGCTGCTTAAAGCACGTCGATATCGCTGGAATCCTGACTTAGTATGTTGGTGGAAGTCTACACCATCCCAAAATGCCGCTGAAAATGAGTGCGAGTGGTTGCAGCAGAATCTAAAGAAAGTAGAACCACAATTTTTTGAGGTAGAACCACAACTACGTTTTTCTTGAGATAATTAAGGTTAATGGCTAATGAACAAAAAGAAAGACTGCGAACCCTGATTAGGTTTCTTCTAGAAGATGCTGAAATTCTTGGTGAGCCTGATTTCATTGATGGTCGAGATGACGACGACGATGAAGGACATCATGATGAAGCCTCTGCTGGAGGCGTTCCTGGTCCCGCAATGCCACTTGGTGTTGGACCATCATATCCAGCGACAGGTCGTCGTCGGAAGAAAAGAAAACCCGCGTGGAAAGCAAATGCTAGCGGTTTCGGTGGCGCAGCACCGTATACGAAGCCTAAAAAAAATAAGAATTAAATTTGAACATTAACAGTTTGTTTATTAAGTTTTACTTGTCCTTAGGGACACCCGTAGTGGGAATTTGAATATTGCATATTAAAAATTGGAGATTAAAAAAATGGCAATTGATTTTGAAGCGCTTCGCAAGAAGCTAGGCCAGCTTTCTGGCAATAATTCTCGTCGCAATACGATGTGGCGACCTCAAGAGGGAGAAGAAGCGATCGTTCGTATGTTGGCGTTTGACAACGAAGACGGTCTTCCCTTTTCTGAACGATGGTTCTATTATAACATCGGAAATAATCCGGGTCTGTTGGCTCCCTATCAATTCGGAAACCCCGACCCGATTCAAGAGCTTATCACAACGTTGCGCGATGAAGGTACGAAAGAGTCTTATGAGCTTTGCAAGAAGCTTTATCCCAAGCCTCGGTACTACGCTCCTGTGATTGTTCGAGGAGAAGAAGATCGTGGCGTTCGTCTGTGGGCATTTGGAAAGACTGTGTACCAGTCATTGCTAAATGTTATGCTCGATGAAGACTATGGCGATATTACGGACCCAGTAGACGGTCGTGATGTGAAGGTCGTTTGTACAAAGCAACCCGGTCGGCTTTATGCCACGACTGAAGTTCGTCCCCGTGGAAAGCAATCTAAGCTGGCTTCATCTGCAAAGCAGATGAAGGAATGGACGGAAGCGCTCCCTAATCTTGATGAGCTTTACGAAGCAAAGTCTTATGATGCGCTTTCTAAGATTGTCAACGATTGGCTAAATGAGGGCGACACTGAAGCAGCCGAGTCGACAGGTACATCTCGCGGGTTTGACAATAATCAGAGCAAGAGCGGTTCAAGTGATCAGGTTGCATCGAAGTTTAAGAGTTTGGACGATGCGTTTGCTGATTTGGAAGAAGATGATTTTTGATTTATAGGACGAAAGTACTATTTTTCATGGGGACGAAGCAATTCGTCCCCATTTTTTTGAAAAATTATTGGATTGATTTTATAATCTTTTCACGGGGATCTAAATGGCAAGAAAGAAAAAAGAAGAAGTTGATTTCACCAGTGACTTGATTAAGTCTTTAAATAAGGAGCACGGCTCTCGTGTTGCATACAATTTATCACAAGATGAATCTCCTACACACGTGAAACGCTGGATCGGTACAGGTTCTAAACAATTAGATTATATTATCTCTAATAGACCCAATGGTGGATTACCAGAGGGTCGAATTGTGGAAATATTTGGACCGCCCTCGATTGGCAAGTCTCATATTGCAATTCAGATTGCTCGTTCCACCCAAGAGATGGGTGGAATTGTTGTTTATATCGACACAGAAAATGCTACTTCTGTAGAAAATCTCAGTCTTCTGGGTGTTGATATCACTAAGCGTTTTGTGTATGTTGACACTCACTGTACTGAAGAAGTATTATCGATTGCAGAGGCTACAATTATGAAAGCAAAGGCGATGGATAAGGATGTTCCGATTACGATCGTCTGGGATTCAGTCGCTGCTTCGTCACCAAAGGCTGAATTGGTAGGAGATTATGACCAAAACTCGATTGGCCTGCAGGCAAGAGCTATTTCTAAAGGGATGCGAAAAATTACAGGTGTAATCGGTAATCAAAATGTTTTGTTTGTTATTCTAAATCAGATTCGAACTAAGATCGGTGTGATGTATGGTGATCCAACAGTTACGCCGGGAGGAAAAGCGATTCCATTTCATTCCTCCGTACGTATTAAGCTTGGTGCCGGCCAAAAGATTGAAAACAAGAATAAAGAAGTTGTCGGGATTCACGTTTCTGCAAAGACAATCAAGAATAAAGTCGCTGCTCCATTTCGTACTTGTAATTTCGAGATTCATTTTGGGAAAGGAATTCAAGAACATGAGCAAGTTTTTGATGAATTACGAAAATTCGGGGCAGGTATTGTAGACGGAAATGAAATTTGTATTAAGGGGACATCCGCTTGGAAAAACCTCACAGTCGCAGACGTTTCCACCGGGGAAATTTTGGTGGAAAAGAAGTTTTATAAAGCGGATTTCAATGATGTGTGGAAAGACCCGCAATATCGAAAGTATATTGATGCTTTGCTTGAGCTTTGTATGATTCGAAAACTAGAAGACCCCAATGCTGCCGAGCTAGACACTGAATCGTATGAAGAGGTTCGCTCTGCCGTGATGGAGCTAAACCTTGAAGACATGCCAGATTTAGATGTATGATAGACCTATACTAATAGTCGATGGGTTAAATTGTTTTTTTAGACACTTTGTAGCAAATCCTTCGCTAAGCGAAAACGGGGATCCAGTTGGGGGTATTGTGGGTTTTTTGAAAGGCCTGCAGCTTTTGCTTGAGAGGTATAACCCAACCCGTGTTATTGTTGTTTGGGAAGGCGGCGGCTCCCCCCGCCGCAGGGCGATCGATCCCAATTATAAAGCGGGCCGCCGTCCGGAAAAATTAAACAGGTTCTATTCTGAAGATATTCCAGACACTGTTTCAAATCGAAATGAGCAACTTTCAAAGCTTGTTAAAATCTTACGACATACTCCTGTTTCGCAATTTTACGTTTCCGATTGCGAAGCAGATGATATAATCGCAAGGTTAGTGAATGTTAATTTTAAAAATGAAAAATGTGTAATCGTATCGACAGATAAAGACCTTTATCAATTGATCTCACCCAGAGTAAAACAATGGTCCCCTGGTCAAAAAGCAGAGCTCGACCCACGTGTAATTTTAGAGAAATTTGGTATTCATCCTGAAAATTTTTGTGTTGCTCGTTGTTTTATTGGTGACGGCTCAGATGGGTTAAAAGGTGTACGTGGCGCTGGGTTTAAAGCCATGGCAAAGCGCTTTCCCGAGCTTAAATCTTCTTCATTTGTGAGTGTTGAAGTTATACTTAGCTTATGTCGAGAACGGCGGGAACAAAAGAGGTTAAAGCTTTATGATAATATCGTGTCTGATCAAGAAATTGTCAAAAAAAATTGGAAACTCATGTACCTCGGAAGCGGAAACCTCTCCGGCACTCAAGTTCAAAAAATAGACGACATTATTTCGATGCAAGCTGGGAAAAGGGACAAATTGGGTTTCATGCGTTGCTTAATTCAGCTGTGTATAAAAAATTTCGATACAGATAGACTTTTTATGACTTTTAAAGCATTAAATTAGGAAAAAATTATGACATCACCAGCTTTTGCATTGCTTGACTCGGTCCAACCGGGTCAATTCTCCCAATACAACAAGAATTTTCAAGAGAAAATTTTGCAAGGGCTACTATCAGACAAACAATGGGCAGTACAGATGGTCGAGATTATGCGACCAGATTTTTTTGAGCTCAGGTACCTTGAGTACCTTTGTGAGAAGTACTTTGCGTATTTTTCAGAGTACAGATGTTTTCCGACGCAGCTCCTTCTTATAAGCATTATCAAAGATGCGCTGAATGAGGAAGGTGATGTCTTGCTACGGGATCAAATTGTTTCTTACCTTGTGAGAATGAAGGAAAATCCCAACCCAAATGATCTTGCATATGTTAAAGAAAAGTCTCTTGACTTTTGTAAAAGGCAAGCGTTTAAAGAGGCTCTTGAAGAGTCGGTTAATTTGATTTCTACAGGTGAGTTCGAGAGCGTAATTACGCTAATGAAGAATGCGGTGTCAATTGGTCTTCCAAACACTGTAGGTCATGATTTTTTTGAAGATATGGAAGCTAGATTTCAAAAGATTAATCGATGTGTTTGCCCAACAGGGATTTATGAGCTAGACTCGAAAGATATATTGAACGGCGGCTTGGGAAGAGGAGAAATTGGCGTTGTTACTGCAAATACCGGTGTTGGAAAATCACATTGGCTAGTGGCAATGGGTGCGAACGCAATGCGATGCGGAAAAAATGTACTTCACTATACATTTGAATTGACAGAGCAAGCTGTTGGCCTGCGATACGACGCAAATCTTTGTAACATATCTGCTTCCAACGTGATAGATGAGAAAGAAGTTGTTCGAGACTTTTACGAGAAAAATGATGAGCTTGGTAGGTTGATTATAAAAGAATACCCAACTGGGTCAGCGTCGGTTGTTACGATTAAGAACCACATAGAGAAATTGTCACTTAGAAATTTTAAGCCAAGTGTAATAATCGTAGATTATGCCGACATTATGCGGTCTACACGATCATATGATTCTCTACGTCATGAATTAAAGCTAATTTACGAGGAGCTTAGAAACCTTGCAATGGAACTGAATATTCCAGTCTGGACAGCCTCACAAGCGAACAGGGATTCTGCGAATTCCGACATTGTTGGGCTAGAGAACATGTCAGAAGCATACGGGAAAGCTATGGTAGCCGACTTTGTTGTCTCACTCTCTAGAAAGGCAACAGAAAAAGCCTCCGGTTCAGGCCGTCTATTCATCGCAAAAAATAGGGCCGGAAAAGATGGGATCGTTTTTCCTATTCACATCGACACGGCTCTTTCTAAGATAGCTATATTGGATGAAGATGTGTCAACACTCGCAGAAGCTGTTGAAAATGATGAAAAAGAAATAAAAAGCGCGCTTAGAGAAAAATGGAAGTCAATCACCAACATTGGGTAAAGGGTAATACGATGGCATGTGATTACGAAACTGCGATAAAAGAGTCACTAGAATTTTTTGAAGGTGATGAATTAGCTGCTAACGTTGTGGTCACTAAATACCTTCTAACGGATGCTGACGGAAATTATCTTGAATCATCCCCAGCCCAAATGCATGCTCGACTAGCGACGGAATTTCATAGAATCGAATCAAAATATGAAAACCCATTGACATATGATGAAATTTACGAACTGCTGGATGGTTTTAGTCAGGTAGTCCCACAAGGTTCCCCAATGGCGGGAATCGGGAATGATTGTAAGCTACAGTCTATATCTAATTGTTTCGTTATTCCCGCTCCAGAAGACAGTTACGGCGGAATTCTCTCCACAGATCAGCGACTAGTCCAAATTGCTAAGCGTAGAGGAGGGGTTGGGTTTGATATAAGCACAATTCGCCCGAAGGGCCTATCTACTGCGAATGCTGCAAAAACCACTGATGGAATCGAGGTTTTTATGGATCGTTTTTCAAACTCATGCCGGGAAGTTGCTCAAGGCGGCCGTCGGGGTGCTTTAATGTTAACGATATCAGTCCATCATCCCCAGATTAGGGATTTTATAAAGATCAAGCAAGATTTAACTCGTGTGACCGGCGCAAATATTTCTGTAAGAATTTCTGACGAGTTTATGAGTGCCGTACGTGATAATTCAACTGTGCATTTACGTTGGCCTGTAGACTCTAAAAAGCCGGAAATTTCTGAGTATGTGAATGCTTCAGAATTGTGGCATGAGATTATTGAGAGTGCACATGCAACAGCTGAGCCGGGGTTATTATTCTGGGACACTGCAAAAAAGATGACCCCAGCCGACATCTATAAAGATGAAGGGTTTAGTTCATCTTCGACGAACCCATGCGGCGAAATTATCTTGTCTCCGTATGACAGTTGTCGATTGATGCTTATTAATTTGACAAGCTTTGTACAAAACAAATGGCAAAAATCGTCAAAATTTGATTTTGAAGGTTTTGGAAATGCTGTCCAAAAAGCGCAACGCTTGATGGACGATATGGTTGATTTGGAAATTGAGCAAGTTGAAAAAATTATTGCAAAAATTGATGGTGATCCAGAGTCTGCTGAAGTCAAGCAAATCGAAAAAAGCTTGTGGCAAAATATCAAGACAATGGCACAGCAGGGCCGACGAACCGGGCTTGGTATAACGGGCTTGGGAGATGTATTAGCGATGCTTGGTCATCGTTATGGAAGCAAGAAGAGTATTAAGGTTACAGAAGAGATTTATAAGGGCCTCGCCGTAAATTCATATTATTCGTCAGCTGTTTTGGCAAAAGAGCGAGGTGCTTTTCCCGTCCACGACCATGCTAAAGAAGATGGTCATCCATTTCTAGAGAGAATTTGGAAAGAAAAGCCTGAGATTAAGAAGTTGAATGAACAGTTCGGTCGTAGAAATATTTCCCTGACTACAACAGCACCGGCCGGATCAGTCTCAGTGTTAACACAAACGACATCTGGGATCGAGCCAGCTTACATGCTTCATTATACCCGTAGAAAAAAGATAACGGGCCAGGATGAGGATGCTCAAGTTGATTTTATTGATGATAGCGGTGACAAGTGGCAAGAATATGCAGTTTATCATCATGGCTTTAGGCAGTGGATGAATGCCACCAATGTCGATGGCGGTACAACTATGGACAATGAAAAGCTTGTTGCAATGAGCCCGTACGCCGGCTCAACAGCAGCAGAAATTGATTGGGTGGCGAAAGTAAAGATGCAGGCCGCCGCACAAAAATGGGTTTGCCACGCCATTTCAAATACTACAAATTTACCTGCAGATGCAGATGTTGAAACAGTTAAGAACGTTTACATGACAGGATGGGAATCTGGATGTAAAGGAGTGACAGTTTATAGAGACGGTTGTCGAGCCGGCGTTCTTGTTGCTGCTGAGGAGGAGGACGTGTCCGCTCGTGATAGCGAGAGGATTATTACGCGGTCTGCCCCGAGACGTCCCATCTTACTTGAGTGTGATATCCATCAAGCCACTATTAAGGGTGAAGAATGGACAGTGATGGTGGGTCTCATGGAAGGTACGCCCTATGAGGTCATTGGCGGATTGTCTGAGTACATTGAAATTCCTCGTCGATATGAGCGCGGGAAAATAAGGAGACGCGCTCGGAAATCTATGCCATCGAAATATGACTTAATATTCGGCGAAAATGGTAACGAAATAGCTATAAAAGATATTGTGAAAGTCTTTGACAACCCCAACCACTCAGCGTTTACTAGAACCATTTCTCTTGCTCTACGCCACGGCGTTCCCACCCAGTATCTGGTTGAACAATTATTGAAGGATAGAGACGCTGATCTTTTTTGCTTTTCAAAAGTTATTGCAAGATGCCTTAAAAAGTACATCGCAGACGGCACAAAAGTAAGCAATGGCGTCCTTGATTGTGAGTGTGAGGTTCCCGAATATAGCAACATTGTGTATCAGGAAGGGTGTGCAACTTGTCTTACCTGTGGCACCGCGAAGTGTGGATGAATATTTAGGGTTATGGCGTATTCAGACAAAGTTATAGATCATTTTGACAACCCACGAAACATAGGTTCGCTGGACAAAGATGCTTTCGATGTGGGTACAGGAATCGTCGGCGCCCCAGAATGTGGGGATGTAATGAAACTGCAATTAAAAATTAGTAATAACGGTGTTATTGAAGATGCAAAATTTAAAACATTTGGTTGCGGATCTGCAATAGCGTCTAGTAGTTTGGTTACAGAGTGGGTAAAGGGAAAGAGCATCGAGGATGCTAATAAAATTAAGAATTCTGAAATAGCTCTAGAGCTTTGTTTACCACCAGTTAAAATTCACTGCTCTGTATTGGCTGAAGATGCCATTAAAGCTGCGATTAAAGACTATAGAGACAAGTATGACAAGGAATGAAATAGAAGAGTTTATTGCCGCCGATATAAATCCAGCTCTTGAAATGCATGGTGGTTATCTTTCGATAGAGGGTTATAACGAAGATGATAAGATTCTTCATGTTGTAATGGGTGGTGGCTGTCAAGGGTGCGCATCTTCTAGCATAACGTTGAAATTACAAATAGAAGCTACACTTAAAGAACAATTTCCAGAGCTAACTCAGGTCATAGATACAACAGATCACACTTCCGGTATAAATCCGTACTATTAGGTTAACACAACATGGCAATTACGATGACAGATTTTGCGATTGATCGAATTTCATCATTGATTGTAAGAAATCAAATGACGGTTGAAGAAGCTTATTTAAAGATCGGCCTCCGCGGGGGTGGTTGTTCTGGCTATTCTTATTCATTTGATTTCGTTACAGAGCCTGACGAACATGATAAGGTGCTTGATTTCGATTCAGTGAAGATTTGCATTGACAAAAAGTCTTATCTGTTTTTGAACGGGACGGAAATTGATTACGAAGAAACACCGTTTAAGTCTGGAATAAAATTAAATAACCCGCTTGTAACCAGAACCTGTGGCTGCGGCGAATCGGTCGCGTTTTAGGAGAGAAAGTGCATTGGACATCAGAAATTGATAACAAGATAGAGAAAGTTGAGTTACGAAAAAGCCCGCTCATTGTGAGAGTCAACAAATTCGATGAAGAATCCGCTAAGAAATTTAGCGATGAGATGGCTTTGGCTCACAATACAGGACAAGACATTATTCCAGTGGTCATTGATTCCTACGGTGGCCAAGTTTATAGTCTTATGGCAATGATAAGTGCGATTAAGCATTCAGAGCTTCCGGTAGCGACGATTGTTGAGGGAAAAGCAATGTCATGTGGCGCTATTTTGTTTTCTTTCGGTGAACAAGGCCGCAGGTTCATGGACCCAGACGCGACTTTAATGATTCATGACGTTTCTTCAATGGACATGGGGAAAGTGGAAGAGCTAAAGGCTGGTGCCAAGGAAGCTGATCGGTTAAATGAAATTGTTTATAAGATGATGGCGCAAAACTGCGGAAAAGCAGATGATTATTTTATGCACATTGTTGATAAAAAGAAACATGCTGACTGGTTCTTAGATGCAAAGCAGGCGAAGCGGCATGGGTTAGCAAATCAGCTCCGTGTTCCAAAGTTAAGCATAAAAGTTACTGTTGACATTGATTTTGAATAATGCTAGCTTACAGAACCAGGCGACTGGTAAAAACAGAAGACTTAAATTCAAGGGGAACTTTGTTCGGTGGTCGACTCCTGGAGTGGATTGATGAAGAGGCTTCGATTTTTTGCTTTTGTCAATTAGGGACTAGAAATATCGTAACAGTTCACATGTCAGAGATCAATTTTAGACACCCTGCAAAATTGGGTGATGTTATTGAATTCGGTACTGACATGGTTTCATTTGGCAACTCTTCCATAACACTTAAAATGATTGTAAGGAATAAGAGAACAAAGAAGACTCTTTTATCTGTTGAGAAGATTGTATTTGTGGCTTTGAATGAATTTGGTGAACCAGCGCCGCATGGAGTAACGAAATTTTCAGAACGAGGTAGATGGAAACAACTTAAAAAAGGGAACGAAGATGGATAAAGACTTTTATAATAGTTCAAGTGCGGCAAAGCTGGGGTGGGAACCATCGTGGTTCGGCTGTGATGAGTTCGATATTGATCTTGTGAAAGCAGTCAAGAAGTGGCAACGCGGTAACGGACTGACAGCAGACGGTCTTGTTGGCCCCATGACATATCGTAGAGTGTGGACAGAAAGAGAAGCAAGCATTTCTGACTGGATGGATACTCTTCCGTTAAAGAAAAGTTATAGACAAGGCGAAAAATATATTGTTCATAATGGTCATTTTATCCCTATAGAGTGGGATAATGTAATTTTATGGGACGAACCCAGTGGCCATAAGTCTAAGAAGGGATGTTACACAGATTATTCTGGGAGAGAAGATAGGGCTCCTACGTTTTTTGTTAATCATTGGGACGTGTGCCTAAGCGCAGATAGCTGCGCGAAAGTCTTGAATAAGCGCGGTATCTCTGTGCATTTTTTAATTGATAATGATGGAACGATTTTTCAAATGCTGGATACGCAACACAAGGCATGGCACGCTGGTATACCGAATGGTGTCGGGGGAAATTCAAAAGGGATTGGTGTGGAAATTTCGAATGCTTATTATACAAAGTACCAAGACTGGTATGTTAAGCATGGCTATGGCGAACGGCCCATTCAAGAGCATGGTTACGTTCATGGCTCCACGCGGGAGCCATTTCTAGATTTCTATCCAATCCAACTTGAGGCTTTAAAGGCGCTATGGAAGGCTGTCCACGTCGGGTTAGGCATTCCACTGGAGTATCCGAAAAATTCGTCGGGGCATATCGAGACCAGCGTGCATAAAGAATGTGTACGAGGAAAATTTCAGGGATTCTGTAATCACTACAATTTTATTAGAACAAAAATTGATTGCGCTGGCCTGGATCTTCCCGCTCTTTTAGAGGAAGTTAAAAAAACGCCGATGTACTGTTTAGATAAATAGCATATAATTGGTGTCATCAGGAGATGATATGCGAACAGTACATATAGATTATCTTTGGGTTGATGGGTTTGACACACCAGCAATTAGATCAAAGACGAAAGTCCAGCCGCTGAAGAGTGACGACGACGAATCTTTTGAATTAGAAATTGAGCCGTGGAATTTTGATGGTTCCTCCACTGGGCAAGCCACCACAGCAGATTCAGAAAGAGTACTTCTTCCTGCTCGACTTTATCAAGTTTCTCCTGCGCATTATCTTCTTTTATGTGAAGTATGCAATGTTGATGAAACACCCCACGAGACGAATTATCGCGAGACGTTGCGGATATTTTTAGATGAAAATCCTCAGAAAAATATGTGGGTCGGATTTGAGCAAGAGTTTTTCTTAACCGATCAGAACAAAAATATTTTCTGGCCTGATGGAGCTGGTGAACCGATCAATGACCCGCGCTATTATTGTTCAGTTGGCGGTGATAGGGTAAAGAAGCGTAATCTGGTAAGGTCTCACGCAACAGGCTGTTGGGATATTGGAATTCAGATTGTAGGGTATAATGCAGAGGTGGCTCCAGGCCAGTGGGAATTTCAATGTTTTGCAGAAGACGCATTACGAGCGTGTGATGATTTGTGGGTTGCTAGATATATGCTATCTTTATTATCTGAAACCGAAGACTTGGGGGTCGATTGGTCACCCAAGCCCCATGCCGGGTGGAATGGTAGCGGTTGCCACACAAACTTTTCTACAATGGAAATGAGAGATGTTGGTGGAGAGATGGCTTTTAACGAGATATTAGAGAAGATGAAGCAATTTCATCCTTCAACAGTAGAAAATTACGGAACGGGAAACGATCTCAGACTCGTCGGTGCGTACGAAACATCAAGCTATAATAAATTTACACACGGAATTGGCAGCCGAGATACATCGGTTAGAATACCCAATTCTGTCCCCAAGAATGAGTGGAAGGGATATCTCGAAGATCGGCGCCCTTCCTCTAATTGCGATCCCTATCGGGTAGTGTTTGAACTGCTGAAATTTGTGTAATACTCACTCACCACCGAATACTTAACAATAGTTCGTTCGTTTCCGTGGTGATAAAGTATGTCTAACACAAAAGCTTCTGATACTATTTTGCGACTTCGCGCTCTTAGAGAGAAATTATGCGGTCACGATGTACCTTGGCAAGAGGCTTTTGAAGTTAGAGACGCTGTAGTCGAGCAGCTGTGTGAATTACATGCATGCGCGAGTAGAGATGGCGCTGAGCTTCATATTGTGCAAGCAAAAATTGTTTCTATTCTTGAATATTTACATGTAGAGATCGAGTGCAATGAGGAGAACAAGTAATGCCAGCTCAAGACAATGATGGGTGGAGTGAATATTCAAGACTAGTCCTCAAAGAGCTAGAGACCTTGGCCGCCAGTATTCAATCTTTGAATTCAGAAATTCAAGAGCTTAAGCAAGAAATTGCAAGAATGCGAGAACGAGAAGATCGCGTTGATGATCTTAAGATGTGGAAAGAAAAAATCGATGAGGTGGCTTCCCCCACCCAGCTACAGGTCATGGTAAAAGAAGTTGAAGACTTGAAGCTTTTCAAGACAAAAGCGATCACTGTTTTTGCGGTTGTACAGTTTGGTATGGCTCTTGCGATGTGGGCACTTAACTACTTTAAATGATGTAAATTTCGAATTTTTATATTATCATTTTTTGTAGGATGAGAGTATAATGAATTCGTGGGTTCCACCAAGGTCGCCGTTTGATCTTTTGCAAGAGCGTTTCTGGCCAGATGGTTGGAAAATTCTTGTTACGTGCTTATTGTTAAACCAAACATCACGTAAGCAGGTTGAACCGATGATTGAAAGGTTTTTCCAGCGCTATCCTTCCCCAGAAGTGCTAGCACACGCTGATCAAGAAGAATTGTATCATTACATCAAGGCGCTTGGATTAGCAAACAAGCGGGTAAAAACGCTTAAACGCTTCAGTCAAGAATTTTTAGAGGGGAATTGGACATCTGCGAAGGACCTCTACGGGTGCGGAAAGTATGCGGATGATACATACCGCATTTTCATCGTTGGAGATTGGCGAGAAACCTCGCCAAATGATCATGCCTTGAGCGATTATCACGGATGGTTACAATCTTCTGATAATTCCTATAATAAAAATCGATGTGTGGAGGAAATATGGACACCGAAGAATTGAAATTAACAGATAACGCGATATCACATATCGCCCAGCTTTTGCAGATGGCAATCCTAACAGGAACAGACATCATGGACAATCTTCGATCTGCGACGTTTGTTGCATATGAAGGGACAGTGGACATCCATCCGGATTACCATGAAACGTTCCAGGAGGGAATTCAGCGAATGGTTGAGGCAGTACAAGACGTCGCCTCTGATGGAGAAACCACGGATGAGTGAGACTGTCAGCAATGAATTAGCTGAAATTTTTCGTTTACGTGAAAAGTTTATGCGTACATTACGAGCAAAGAAGCCCACCGAGTATCCGACTTGGCCGATTGATCTTTCTGATAAAAAGAACCAGCAACATGTTAGAGATATGGCTCTACGTGGTGTTGAAGAAATGTTTGAGGCATTACAACATTTGAAAAACTGGAAGCCTCATCGAGACACAGAATTACAAGAAGTTGATAGGGAAGAATTTTTAGAGGAAATTGTTGATGCATTCAATTACTTTTTCTCTGTGCTGGTCCTTGTCGGGGTTAATTCTGATGAGCTTTTTGCTGCGTATTGTCGAAAGGATGAAATCATTCATTCGCGATTGGAGACGGGATATTGACGATACTTATAGTACGCTATGTCGTCGACTTCCCGTCAAATTCAGAGAAGAGTCCGGATGCTGAAGGCAGAATTGCGAATGTTGCAAAATTATTATGATGAGTCTTCTATTGTTTTAGTTGAGTATGAAGAGGAGTGGACTTCTGATCTCACTTATTTTCTTTTAAAGTACAATAATGAAAAAAAGTCTCTCGCCAGCTCAGATAACCAGTCTTTTGATATTGGACCCGTAAAGGGAGATGGTTGGGAAGAGAGGAATGCTCGTCGAAAACAACGCGATGATCGTATCAAGGCTCGCCGCGGCAAAAAGTGGGGTAGAGAAGCAAAAGAAAAGAATGCTAATACCCCACTTGAAAAAGACACCACGCCAGAATGGGCAAGAAAACTTTTTCGTGAAATTGCGAAATTAACGCATCCTGACAAAGCGCCAGAAGATTCAAAAGAGAAGTTTTCAAAAATATTTCGGCGGGCATCTGCAGCAATTGATGGCGAAGACTATAAAGAGCTACTATCTCTTGCAATGGATTTAGATTTGTCTTTTGACATGTTAGATCAAGAGTTACGTCCCTTATTAGAACAACGAGTAGTTGATATGAGGGCTAAAATAAAGGCTCTTGAGGAAAAAGCCTCATGGATTTGGGGTGAGAATTTCGGTATGTCTGCCCTCCGTGCAGAAGTCCTACAGCGGATATTGACACAGTCTGGAATAAGCAGATCGTTAGAAGAGCTAAAAGATGAAATTGAGAAAAGAGAAGAGCAAAGTACAAGAGGGTAAGATAGCGCATGTGGTCGATACCCACTGCGGTATCGGTGATGACGGTCTATCTTATATTCTTGAACCTGGAATGAGCGGTCTTGTGGTGTCTATCACACCAGAAATTACGACGTTGCTTATTCATGATAGACTTGTAGACGTTAGAGGATATAGCCTGGAAGCTTTATCATGAAACGTATTTCAAGAAAGTATTTAAGCAAAATAATAAAAGAAGAGCTACATCTGCATAATCTCTTGGAATCGAATGTGAAGTCTGCTCGTGGGATGTCCAATCGTGTTACAAGAGCGATTATGGACCTTGTAAAGGATGGTGCCACAAATAGAGAGCGCTATGTTGTATTAACAATAGATGACTTAATCGATGACGAAGGATATCGGTCGCAAGCCACGACTGCGTATAATCTGGATATTGACTTTATTCCCGGAAAAATAAACAGGCAGGCCGCTGATGAGGACTTCGAAGAATCAGACGCTTATTTAAGCGTTTCTCTTTTCGTAAACGAGGGTTCAGAACTGCATGTTTCGGGAGATGATATTAACAGGACGGGTGACCCTGGAATTCATTTAACGATTATAAAGCCTGTAGAGTTAACAGGTGCAGATTTATCGACACTTCGAACAGAAATTTCAAATTCTGTTCGTCATGAAATGGAACATATGACACAAAACCTTCCTCGCTATTATCAAGGGATGGAAAAACCTGACGGTGGTCGGTATGCATATGACGAATTTGATATTTCTGGAGAGCCAGAATCTGATCGCGCGAAAGACTATTATCTCGATCCGAAGGAAGTGTCCGCTCATATTATGGGTTATGCACAGAATACATCATCAATAAGCGATTTAGAAGAAGAAATTCGAGAGATGCTTGATAATTGGGCTAGCCCAGACTGGGAGAAGCGTAAAAATGTTTTAATAGCTCCTGGTGACGTAGACATAATAGCGAATGCTTGGCTAGATTGGGCAAAGAAGCATCTTCGAGGGAAACGATTTCAAGGGAAATAAAAGTGAGTGATCATTCTAAAGGACATATACTGAGGTTAGAATATAGTGTTTGAAATTTATATTCCATTTTATAACAGCCCGTTTTGTGCTGAGTATCAAGCGAAAACGCTGCGAGCATTTATGCGTGACGAAGATGTTACACTAATCTTTGTTGATAACAATATGGGGTATCACCCAGAGGCCTCTTTACGAATTATTGAGATTTGCAAAGAGTATGATATAGAGCTTATTGTTAACAATGATCCGCTCTGTGCGAAATTTCAAGAGGGAATAGCGCAAGGTCATGTATCTACTTCCGATAAGCTGGGCCATACGCTTAATTTGATTTATGGCGTAGTCCAGCAAAGAAAACCTGATTATTTTGGGTTTCTCGATCAGGATTGTTTCGCGTTTAAGCCCGTTCAGCTTAAAGAATATCTAGATGAGCACGGCGCGTACGGAAAGGTGGTCCCAACACATCCGGACGAAAGTCATGTGACACGATCTGGCGAGCATGTGTGGAATTTACATGTGATGTGTAATTTTTTTAAGCGAGATTTTCTTTCTAACATGAACGTTAATTTTATGCCAGGGAGCTGGTGCGAGAGGCTTGGTTATGGCTATGATGTCATACTAGACACGGGAGGAGTTAATTGGTGGACAATGTATAAAGACATGGATCGATCTCAGTATGTGCTACCAGAAGAACATTTTCTGTATTATGATGATATTTCTCTCCTTGACCCCAATAATGATAGTCCTACTAAGACTCTTTATGAAGTGCTTGACAACAAGTGGGTGCATATGGTCCACGCCGCAAATTCTGGTGCAGCAGCAGACTATCTTAAGCCAAAAACTTCATATATGAAGGGATTCCTTGATTTTGCGTTATTGGATGCGGGTGCCGTTGGTGCCAGCCCTCGTCCAGAGTCTGACTTCATACCGTCGTACAGAGACCCGAACCGTCATTTTTCTTTTGAGGGTTCCTAAACCCACAAGATTAATTTACGTTAAGCTGAAAAAACCTCTCATACCCTCTATAATACATCACATTGGAGGTTTTGTGCGTAAGACTAAACTGGTTCCCCCAAATAAGTTCATCTCCCTTCATTCTCATGATGGGTTTTCTACTTTTGATGGGCTGGGCTATCCACAAGAGCACATCGACTTTGTCATTGAGAACGGCATGGACGGATGGTGTCTCACAAATCATGGTCATATGAATTCATTTGGGCATGCTTTTCTTCATGCGGAAAAGGTCCAGAAGCGTGGGGGTACCTTTAGGTTTGTCCCTGGTTGTGAAATGTACGTTCATCCAGACCTTGACGCTTGGAAGCTGGATTACGAAATTCGCCAGGCTGCAAAGAAGGGTGATAAAGAAGCGTTGTTCTCATTACGAGAACAGCGGGAAGCAATTACGACTCCGCTCACCGCCGTCACAGACCGCGACGATGAAATTATTGATATCGGTAAAGAAGAAGCTGGGCTTACCGTAGAAAATGAAGAGGAAACGAAGTCTGGAAAGTTTTACGATCCAGTGAAGCGTCGCCATCATTTGGTAGTTTTGCCCAAGACCAGCGAGGGTCTCCAACGTTTGTTCCACCTCGTTAGTAGGGGTTACAGAGAGGGCTTCTATAGGTTCCCGCGTGTTGACTATAGGATGCTAAGGGAAGCTGCTGAGGGAGGCCATCTAATGGTCTCAACAGCATGTATTGGTGGCCCAATCGCATACGAGGTCTTTAGGCACGCTCAACAGGTCGAGTTTGATGATTTAAAGCATACGCTGCTTGACGATCCGTCATTTCACCGTAACGTTATGACGGGAGTTGGAAATGCGTATCAAGGGCTTGTTGATGCTGTCGGAATTGATGATGTACACCTCGAGCTTCAATTTAACAAACTTCCAGCTCAGCATCTAGTAAATCGGGCGATCATTGAATTTGCAAATAACCAGGGGCTTCAAGACAAGCTGGTTGTTACAACAGATTCTCATTATGCCCGACCAGAGCATTGGCGTGAACGTGAGCTTTATAAAAAGCTGGGATGGCTAAACTATCGTGAATTCGATCCATCGAAATTGCCCCAATCAAGAGATGATTTGAAGTGCGAGCTTTATCCTAAGAACGCTCCTCAGGTTTGGGATACGTATCTAGAGTCAACAGACGGAATGGATTTTTACAATGACCAAGTGGTAAAGGACGCAATCGAGCGTCCGCATACGCTTGTTCACGAGGCTATCCAAGACATCGTTCCCGATCGTACCATGAAGCTTCCTTCTTATGTTGTACCTGAAGGTATGACAGATGATAAGGCTTTGCTTGAGGCATGTAAGAAGGGTCTTGTTGAGCGAGGGTTGGCAAACGATCCAAAATATATCGAGCGAATAAAGCAAGAACTAAAAATCATCAAAGATAAGAATTTTTCTCGATATTTCTTAACAATGGAAGCGATTATTAAGATTGCCAAGAAAGCCATGCTTGTCGGACCAGGACGCGGTTCGGCCGCGGGTAGTCTAGTTGCCTATGTTCTTAAGTTGACAGACGTTGACCCGTTCGAATACGATCTTATGTTTGGTCGTTTTCTAAACCCAAGTCGTGAGGGTGCCCCAGATATCGATACCGATGTTGGTGACCGAGATTTGCTTCTCCAGCTAATGAAAGATGAGTGGGGAGATGAGAATATTATCCCCATCTCGAATTATAATACTTTCAAGCTTAAGTCCCTTGTGAAGGATATCTCTCGTTTTTATGGAATTCCATTTAACGAGGTAAATAAGGCTCTGTCAACTGTAGATGAAGATGTGAAGCGTGCAGTGTTTAAGCAGGGGACTGATAAAAACCTGTTCGTTCTACTTTACGAAGATGCTCTAGCTCATTCTAAGAAGTTTAGAGCGTTTATCGAGGCGCATCCAGAGGTCGCCGCCCCTATCCAGGTTTTGTTTAAACAGAACAAGGCTCTTGGTCGTCATGCAGGAGGTTGCATTGTCGCAGAAGATATAGCTGAAAGAATGCCGCTGATCAAAGCTCGAGGTGAGCTCCAGACCCCCTGGGCTGAAGGCATGAACTATAAGCATCTTGAAACATTTGGCTGGATTAAGTTCGATCTTCTCGGTCTTGAAACGCTACGGATCATTCAAAGAACGATTGAGCTGATTCTTCAAAGAAAAGAGGGTATTGAGGACCCAACATTCGAGCAGGTCTATGAGTGGTTCAATGCAAATATGGATCCCAAGGTTCTTGATATGGATGACCAGCATGTCTATGAGCATGTTTATGCAGGTGGTCGTTGGGCCGGTATCTTTCAGCTAGCGGGAAGAGGTGCGCAAAACCTCTTTAAGAAAGCCAAGCCCAAGAGCATTATCGATATTGCTACGCTGACCTCTATCTATCGTCCAGGCCCACTCACTGCGAAGGTCGATAGATTGTATATCAAGGCCAAGAATAATCCTGAGAAGATTGATTATGGGCATCCACTAATCAAAGAAGTACTAGAAGAAACATACGGCTTGATAGTCTTTCAAGAGCAGATCATGAAGCTTTGTTCTGTTGTAGCTGGTTTCCCAGAGGAAGAAACAGATACTGTTCGTCGCAGTATTATGAAGCGTAAAGCATCAGAGGCTGCAGAAAGTCTTGCTAAGGCTCGATCTATTAAGGAGCAGTTTGTTGCTGGCTCTGTTAAGAATGGAGTGGATAGTCAGCTTGCAGATGATTTGTACGAAAAGATTCTCTTCTTCGCAGGATACGGCTTCAATAAGTCTCATGCAGTTTGTTACGCTATTGACTCTTACTACTGCGCTTGGCTTTTAACATATTTCGAAGAGGAATGGTTATGCGCTTATCTTGAAGCGATGTCGGGTAATGATAAGAAGCGAGCCAAGGCTTTCGCTGAGGTTAAGACGCTAGGGTATCGAGTTGTGCCCCTTGATATTAATTACGCGACCAAGGATTGGACAATTCTTGAAGGTAAGAAATTTATGCCTTCTCTTTTGTCTTGTAAGGGTATTGGTGAATCTGCAATCGACGAACTTGTGACTAGTCGACCGTATAAGCATATTGACGACTTGTTGTGGGATGATATCGGAAAGTGGAGGCATTCCAAATTTAACAAGCGTGCTTTGGAGGCGTTAATCAATATTCAAGCATTCGAGTCTATGGATCTTATTGGTGACAACAAGACATTTGAAAGCTACAAACAAATGCATGAAGTGTTGATTGGTAAAAATTCTGAAATCAAGAAATGGACAAAGAAGGATCCAGAACGTGGTCGTAGAAACTTTAACGAGGCGTTGCTTGATACTCAGGGAGCTGGTGTCTGGACACGACGAGAGCGAGTTGAGAATAACGTGCGACATTTCGGTTCATTTAATGCAGCTACACTAGTCCCAAGCGAGGTTCAAGAAAAGCTTGCTAAAATGGACATTTTTCCCATTGATGAAATTAATGGTCATGACTTGTATTGGTTCCTCGTGTCAGATGTGAAGCCGAAGCTAACAAAGAACAAGCGGCCCTATCTACTGGTTACAGCAACTGCATTGTCTGGTCAGACCTATCGGATGTTTTGCTGGAGCTGGGATGGTGAAACCGAACTGCCGCTTTACAGTCTGTGCGTAGCTGAAGTGAAGAAAAATGATTTTGGATATCAAACTTCTATGAGAAAAATCAAAGTTCTTCAGTTATGATTAAGGACTAAAGGGTATCGCGCTTAAAGATGAACGGGGTAAAAATTGTTTGCTGGAAAATTTGAAAACTTCACTGAATGTTATCTATCATTGATTGATGATGTCTATAATAATTCGACGTATTTATCTGCACCGAGAGGTCAGAAAATTAGGGAAAAACTTGGAGTATCTTTTACGATTGAGAATCCTCGTCACCGCATCCCCTACGTTGCGGGAAGAAAGTTTAGTGTGACGTATATGGTTGCCGAATTGTTGTGGTATCTTTCTGCAAATAATAAAACTGAATGGATCTCGAAGTACTCAGCTTTCTGGAAAGATATTAGTGATGATGGTGTGACAGCAAACTCTGCTTACGGTGCTCGGCTTTTTGCCCCTAATGAGAAGATTGCCAATGGTAGATTTACGCAATGGCAATATGTCGTAAACGAACTAAGAAGAGATCCAGACTCCCGCAGGGCAGTAATGCACTTGAGAATGCCGGCAGACGGAATTGATGCGAAGTTAGATGTACCATGCACACTTACGCTGCAATTTTTTATTCGAGATAATGAGCTGCATATGATTGTTAACATGCGAAGCTCTGATTTGATTTTTGGAATTGCTTATGACATCCCTGCTTTTACATTTTTTCAAGAAATTTTAGCTGGACAATTGGGTGTCGAGCTTGGATCTTATACTCACATGAGCAATTCTCTTCACATTTACGAACGTCATTTTGAGATGGTCGAGACGATTTTAAGCGAAAAATGTCTAGCTAAAACGCGCAAGCTAACTGATATTCATGGTCCAATGCCAGCGATTGACGCTGCTGGGTGCAACCAGCAGGCATTAACATACTGGATTAAGAAGCTAATGACATTTGAGAAAGCACTTTCTGATGCTACAACTCCTCGAGATGCCGTTCGTCTGTGGACTGCTTATTTTGCTTATGCTAATAATTCTGATCAAATATGGGCTGACTGGGCTCGGGTCTTAGCTGCACAAAGAGCAAGAAGACTTGGCGAGCCAGCAGAAGCAAACGAAATTCAAGCTATCACAGATTTTAGTGGATATTCATTTAATATCAGGAGTCGTTAATGACGTATCAGTATGATTATCTTATTGTCGGTGCTGGAATATTCGGCGCGACGTTTGCTAGAGAAATGACTGACGCGGGCAAAAAGTGCCTTGTCATTGATAAGCGGAAGCACATCGGTGGTAACGTGTATTCTGAAAAGCGAAATGGCATTGACGTACACGTATATGGTGCCCATATTTTTCATACAAACAATGATCGAATTTGGGAGTACGTAAATCGATTTACGACATTCAACAATTACATCAATAAACCGAAGGTACGCTTTGGCGATCGCATTTTTTCGTTTCCCATTAATCTAATGACGCTTCATCAACTATGGGGTGTTATGGACCCCGCTGAAGCGAAAGCAAAGCTTAATGAAGTGAGGATTCATTGTGAGAATCCTGAAAATTTAGAAGACTGGATCCTTTCCCAGGTTGGGCGAGAAGTATACGAAACGTTCATCCGTGGTTATACAATGAAGCAATGGCAACGCGACCCGCGGGAACTCCCTTCGTCTATTATCAAGAGACTTCCCATTCGTCTTACATTTGATGAAAATTATTTTTTCGACAAGTACCAAGGAATTCCTGTTGACGGCTACACTGCAATGGTTGATAATATGCTGGAAGGAATTGAGGTGAAGACAGGTATTGATTATTTTGAAAACAGAGCCGTCTTTATTCCTGCTGCAAAGAAGACTGTGTTCACTGGTAAAATTGATGAATTTTTTGGGTTTGTTCATGGTGAGCTTGAGTATCGCACTTTGCGGTTCGAGCATGAAGAGCTGATGGGTGACTTTCAAGGAAACGCTGTAGTGAACTATACTTCACCAGATGTCCCCTTTACTCGGATTGTAGAACACAAGCATTTTTTGCCTGAATCGGCTGGAAAACTGGATAACACGATTATCACAAGAGAGTATTCCGCAGAGTATGACAGGAGTAAAACGCCATATTATCCTATCGGCGATGCGAAGAATATAGCAATGTATAAGAAGTATTGCGAGATGGCTGAATCGGCAAAGGATGTCATTTTCGGGGGCCGGCTAGCAGAGTACAAATACTACGATATGCACCAAGTTATCGGTTCAGCACTTGTAAAAGCGAAAAGAGAACTTGAAAATAAATGAAGATTTGGCTATAATAAAATAGCAAATTTGGAGAATAGATGAGAGTTTTGTATAGTTTTTGGGGGTTTATTACTCCGCTTGAAAAAAATAGTATTGTAAATACACCTGATGGTGAGCGTGGGAACAGGGTGGACTTTGTTACCGAGCTTATGAAGCGTGGCCACGTACCGATTCAACTTCAAAAGATGCGGGATATCGAGCGATATCCGGGTGTTGAATATGATGACGTAGGGTTTCCCGATGGTGATATTCTTTATGTCGAATGGCGTTGGCCCACTTGGAAGAACAGCGGCGATGACATTTTCGAGTCTGATTATACACGCCAGTGTAAGGTTCTTGACTATTATCATGATAAAGGAATACCCATCATTATTCATGACGGTGATTTGAAGATGACCCCTGAAGAAGAGCTCCGCTGGCCGAATGCAGTTCTAGCTGATGCGTGCGTGAACTCGCGACAGCAAACGAGGGAGCGTATTACCATTCCGTGGTGCAATTATATGAAACGCTATCTTGACCCTGTCGAGTATTCCTACAATTACACGTACGTTGGGAACAATTATGAGAGAGACGATCAATTTCAGAAGTATTACATAAGTTCAAGTCGCTCGCTTCGAGATCGAGGAATTCAAACGTCTATTTACGGTAATTGGTTACAAAAGTCTCCAGAGCGAAAAGACCCAAAAGAATTGCTGCAGGGAACTCCCTATGTTGCCTTTGGCCCACGCTTGGCGTACAAAGATATTTTCGGAGTCTTGAATTCTTCTATCACTGTTACCCATATCACAAAAGACGCGTATACGCCGTATGGTAATATTACGGGGAGATTTTTTGAAGCGATCAAAAGCAACGTACCAGCGTTAGTCCCAATAGAATTTAAGCACGCTCTTCCTGTTGGACTAAATGGTCAACTTGTGGTGGAATCAACTCGTGATGTAATAAGCAAAGTAAACTGGCTTTCATCGTTGAATGCCGAGCAAAGAAAAGCACTAGTAGACGAGCAGGAAGAGGCTCTTCGAACAGTGATTGATCCCAGACCAGAATACAGGGTAGATCTTCTTGAGCATATTTTGGGAGATTACCACGGATGAAGGTAGCATTCATTGGACCCGACATGACAGGAAAGTCAAATATTGCTGAAGAACTGTCTCGTCAGACAGACGTTCCTGTGTTCAAAAATTCCAGTGAATGGAAAACGCAACTTGATAGTCCAGATTATTTTCTTAATCTACTCAAATATGGTGGCCCATTTTTAATGGACTTTATTCGCCAAACAGGCGTATCAGTTATTTTAGACCGTTTTTATCCGTGTGAGTATGTCTACGCAGAAGCATTCGAGCGAGAGACAGATATGAATGCAATTTTGTGGATGGACGAGAATTTTTCTGAAGTAGGTGGGAAGTTTATCATATGTTTGCGGAAAGACTACTCTGGTCTGGTCGATGATCAATATCCTGACCAATTACCACCTGAAATGTTGAAAAAGTTAGACATTTATTATCGTAAGTTTGCTGAGCGTACAAGTTGTGATTATCTGATTTTAGAGACAGATGACATGGACTTGAACAAGCAGGTAAAAGAGATTAAAATATTTTTAGGAATTAGAGAAATGGAAGCGGAGGATTTTTGTGTATACTCGTAAAGCGTTAGTTACAGGGTGCTGTGGATTTATCGGCGGTCATCTTACGAAGATGTTAGTTGAGCAAGGGTGGGATGTAACTGGTGTCGACGATTTGTCAAATGGCGACCCCTCTGTATTAGACGGTATAGATATTAGGTGTATCCCACCTGCTCTTTTAGTGGCTTACGAAACACAGGCCGTCGATGCTAGTAAGACGCTGGTTATTACTGGTGATTTTGCTCATGAATATGTTCTTATGAAAATTGCTGAAGGTGAATTTGATGTAATTTTCCATCTGGCTGCCAATCCGCGTGTGGAGTTTTCTGTTAAGAATCCCGCATCGACTACCCATACAAACGTTCAAAAAACAATTGAATTAATGACAGCAGCTACCGGAAAAATTGATCGCTTTGTTTTTGCATCATCTTCGTCCAGCTATGGCAATACCGACCAATTTCCAACAAGAGAATCTTCTCCCACAAATCCAGAGTCACCTTACGGACTACAGAAGCTTGTCGTGGAACAATTTGGTGAATTGTACAACCGATTGTACAGTATGGATTTTGTTGCACTTCGGTTTTTCAATGTGTACGGCCCTGGCCAGGTGGGAGACTCTCCTTATTCAACTGCAATCGCTGCGTGGTGTACACGTCTTAAGAAAAATGAGCCCCTTCGAAGTGATGGAGACGGAGAACAACGGCGTGATATGGTGTATGTAAATGATGTTGCAAGTGCTATGGTGACAGCCGCTGATCACCCCGATTCGTTAGGTTACGCAATGTATAATGTTGCAACAGGCGTAGCTGTTACTAACAATGAAATTCTTAAGACACTTAAAGAGTATTTTCCTGAGATGGTTATCAATCATGCTCCCGCTCGCCCAGGCGACGTAAAATTTACCTTGGGTTCTATAGATAAAATTAATGAGGAGCTCGGATGGATTCCCCGAAAGGAGTTTTGGGCTGGGCTCAGAAGCACGTTAAAGTGGTGGGGCTTATTGGACGATGAATAGAAACGCATGGACCAGCAAATCGGTGACAGTAGAAATGCCATGGGGTATAGAGACTCGCTGGAGCGCTGTCCCCACAATTACTGGAAAAAAGCTTGAAATTTATTCTGGTTTATGTACAAGCTTAAAATTTCATAAACAAAAGAATGAAGTTTTGTTTGTTGCATCTGGGGAAGTGACTGTTATTTTTGCTTGCGAGCGACATTTTGAAGACCCAATTCAGTATCCATCGTCAAAAGAAGTTTTAGGTCCAGGTGGTATGCTGAATGTCCAAGCAGGGTGCCCTTATCGGGTGTGTGCAAATAAAGATTCTGTAGTATATGAAATTTCGGATGGAAGTAGTGAGAACAGTGTCCGGCTTGAGGACGAATATGGAAGAGCAATCGACACAATTGACGAGTTTCAGTTTATTTATCCAAAGGACTAAGTCCTAATTCTAAGGAGAAGAAAATGAGCTCGATCGACCCAAATTCAGTAGATGTAGTGATTTACCACGCTGATTGCACTGACGGTTACGGGGCTGCGTATTCAGCATGGAAGCTGTTGGGAAAACGTGCCGAGTTTTATCCGTGTAAGCACGGTAATCCCCCCCCAAAAGTAAAGGGAAAGAACGTTGTTATTTTAGACTTCTCGTTTACGAATGCAGTTACAAAAAAGATGATAAAGTCTGCAAAAAACCTCATCGTGATTGACCACCATAAATCTGCAATGGTAGAATTACATGATATAACAAATACACATTTTGACATGACTAAGTCGGGTGCAATGCTGGCTTGGGAATTTTTTCATCCTGGAAAAGATGCTCCCAAGTTTATTCAATATATTCAAGATCGTGATCTTTGGAAGTGGGAGCTCCCATACTCAAGGGAGTTCGCAGCAGCGTTTGATATGGTCCCCTTTGAGTTTGAGGAATTTGAAAAGTTTGAAGATGATTCGGTGTTTGATGACGCTGTTAAACGCGGTTCGTATATACTTGCTTATTCTAAGACAGTTGTAAAGAAGGTTTGCGAGAAAGCTGAGCCAAGAAAGTTTGAAGGGAAGGATGTTCTTGTTGTGAACGCTTCTCACTGGATGTCAGAAATCGGAGCAAGACTTTCACCAGATTGTGATTTTGCATTGATTTGGTACTGGGATCATGAAGATAAGGTTACGAAGGTCAGCTTACGTGCATTTCACGATTCTGTTGACGTATCTGAAATTTCGAAAAAGTTTGGTGGCGGTGGTCACAAAAAAGCAGCAGGATTTACGCTTCCTAAGGAGACTCACATTGAAGAACTCTTTGACACTTGATAGAACGCCAAAGTTTGATATTGTTTATTTAGATCCGCCATGGGACTACAAAGGCCAGCTACAACATAGTAAACCTGGAATGGGTGATACAGGTGGGGCTCGCAAGCATTATGGTACGCTCAAACTAAAACAGCTTAAGCAGTTTCCAATGCAGGAGCTTCTTAACGAAGACTCGCTTGTCTTTATGTGGGTAACAAACCCACACCTCGATCAGGGCATTGAGCTGCTTAAGAGCTGGGGGCTGAAATATTCTACAGTCGCCTTTGTGTGGAACAAGATGCGGGTTAATCCTGGGTTTTATACCATGTCGCAGTGCGAGCTTTGCCTTGTTGGAAAAAATGGCAAGATTCCTCGACCTCGAGGTGCCAGAAACGTGCGACAATATCTAGAGCACCTCCGTGAAGAGCATAGCAAAAAGCCGGATGAAGTTAGGGCTCGCATTGAGCAGATGTTTCCAGACCAGACGAAGGTTGAACTGTTTGCTCGCCACCAGTTACCTGGATGGTCAGTTTGGGGAGATGAAGTCGAAAGCTGTGACAGTCTTAAAGGGTACTTGAATGAGCTCGGATGGTAGACCGCCATGGGATGAAATCTGGATGGGGTTTGCTCATTCAATAGCTCGTCGTTCCTATGATCCGCGACATCAGGTTGGTGCTGTTGTTGTTACGAAAGAAAATACACAAGTGTTAGCTGTTGGGTATAACGGGAATTATACAGGCGGACCCAATGAGGCAGAGTCAGAAGTTCCGGGTGAGTCTGGAATGATTCATGCTGAAATTAACGCGCTGCTTAAATGTGATTACAATATTCTTGCGGAAAAGATAATGTACGTTACACTAAGTCCGTGTCGAATGTGCGCAAAAGCGATGGTAAATGGTGGGATTAGCGAAGTCATTTATAACGAGCAGTATCGTGATATTTCTGGGCTGGATCTATTGAGGGCCGCTGGAGTAAAAGTAAGGCGCTATTCCTATAAGAAATACTAGCCGCGCGTATATATTTAGTCTAGTGCTTTGTTTGCCGGAGTTGTTCTTATGCGTAGAGGTCTAGTAGAAAATCTTGCTGAAATTTCTGTTTGTGCAGTTTTTCGAGCATATTCTAGCGAGCTAACTTATCTTGCGTTGCAAGAGGGCCAAGTCCGTGGAATGCTTCTAGTTGAGGAATTCAGTAGTGAAGATGCCAACAAACTAGACGCAGCAGTAAAAGAAATAAAGGCTTTGGTCGCTGCAGCAACAGACAAATTTGCAGATGCGGCAGAGGTCTGGTCCAAGCCATTCGGTGAATTTGATACATTCATGACAGACATGCCTGATGCTGCGGAGATCGTTACTCTGATACAGGGTGGCGACGCAGACAAGCTTGGAAAGATGACAGCGGATTATACAAAAAAATTGCAAACAGTTGCTGGTGATATTGCCGCTTTGATCGCTGCGGTTGGCGCCGTGCAGAAAGATTTGGCAAATTTTAAAGACGCAGTGGGTGAAAATGGTGCTCAGACCATCGGCGAGTTGGCCGGCCAAGAAGGCGGAGAGTTCCCGGCGCTCGATAAATTAGATGCAGGGATTCAGCAAGCATATCAAATTCCTGGGTGGTTTGATAAGATTTGGGCCGCTGGCTCGAAAGCAGCAGAACAAGAAAGTGAGGGTGGCTTCTTTAAGAAGGCGATGGCGTTCATCGGCGGCTTATTTAAGAGCGATAAAAGTGGACGAGTTGTAGACGCTAGCCTAATCGCTGACGCCATTAAGCAGACTCCCTATGATGTGTTCATGGGCGTCGATCTTTCTGATGTGCAAACAAGCCTCGAAAGTGCCACCGAAGTCGCCGGTGAAGAAACGACACAGGCTACATCGGCAGCGCAATCAGCGGCAGGGGGAGCCGATGGCGTAACTGATGCTGGTGAGGGGGACGCCGACCCATCTGATGAGATAGAAACAGCAGCTAAGGAGCCAGAGGCTCCCGGGGTGGCTGTTTCTAATGCCCTCGACGCTTGGTATGATGGGTTAGCCGCTGAGTCTCAAAAAACAATAAAGGCAAACGGTCGATATGACGCACTAAAGACCGGAATTAATGACACGCTTGATGGGCTGTCCAAAGCTGTAGAGAAGGAAGTTGGGAATGCCGTCGGCGCTTGGCGCAAGGAGCATGAAGAAGCTATGGGAAGAAGATTCTCTAAGAAAAATATGGACGCCCTGCAGGCCATGATTCCTAAATTGGCATCGACAATGATGCAGAAGAAAGAAGAATCAGTTGGACGATTTACTGTTGGCACAGTCCACAGAGCGGTTTATCGTTATCTTGATGCTTCGCATCGCAGTGATAAAATTTTATTTGAGTCCACGAGGTGGGGCCAATTAGCGGGTGTTGGAGAAGACAATGAGTAGTGTTGATTCGAGATATATTTTAGAGGTGCTGAAATTTGAATATAATCAAAGATTATCAGAGACCTTACGAGAAGCAGAAATTTTTGATGCTCAAGGAAATATTATCATCAAACCTGATTTGAAAGTACGTCATAAGAAGTCTGGTTATGAATATACAGTCGATCGAGTCGAGGGTGATGTACCCGGCAGCGTTAAGATTGTTTTACGAGAACCCGATGAGCCAAGGTTTGAACCCCCTCCAGAGGGTGAAGAAGTTTTAGGCGGACCCCAGGATGGAGTATTGGCTGAAGATGATTTAACGATTCAGGGTAATGGTGTTGAAGTTGTGGTTCCAGGTGTCGCACCGGTGGAAGTACCGGAGGAAGAAGCCGAAGATGAAGAATATTTCGTGGTCGATGAAAAAGACTTTGAAGAAGAATACGAGGTAAAGTAAAATGTCATTTGACGATAAAGAGATTAAGAAAGTTATTCGAGACACGCTTGGGTTAAATGAAGTAAAAGAGCGACTAGACGAAGCCTATGTGCTTCAAGCAAAGAAATACGATCTTAAGACAGATTTATTGAGCAGGAAAACAATCGATACACATCAGAAATTGTTACAAGGCTATGTTGAGACTGCAAATAATATTTCTGCTAAATTAGATTCTGTTGATAGAACAGAAGCGAATGCAAATGATTCTGCTTTTCGATCTTTGAAAATTGAGGAATCGTATAATTTAAATGCATCATTTCTTCATGCTTATTATTTCGATAATATTGCTGACCCCAACTCAAAGATAACAATGGATTCGCTAGCTTATATGCGACTAGCCAGGGATTTTGGGACATTTGATGACTGGCAACGTGACTTTGTTGCATGTGCCTTGTCAGCGAGGAACGGTTGGGCAATGACTGTTTATAATTGCTTTTTAGATCGTTTCATGAACGTCGTTGTTGATCTACATAATATCAATATTCCACTAAATTGCTATCCAGTGATCGTTCTTGATATGTGGGAGCATGCATATTTCAGGGATTATCTCAGTGATAAGCAGAAGTACGTATTTGCTATGATGAAGGAACTAAACTGGGATGTTATAGAAGACCGTGTTAGCCGTGCCGATAAGCTTGCAAGGTTGTTTAACAAACCTTCGGAGACGAAGCAATGAAAGAAAAAGATATACGAGAATTTTTTAATCGAGCGTATGCTCATCTTTTACGAGAGCAAGACGAAGAAGACCCGTTTGCGACGGACGATGAGGGTGGAGATGAAGGCGGTGACGAAGAAGCTGGTGACGAAGAAGCCGGTGATGAGACTGCTGAAGGTGAAGAGGGTGAAGAAGCTGAAGGTGAAGAGGAAGAGCCAGAGGTTGAGGTAGAAGAAGAAGACGAAGTTAGGTTTGGGAAATCGCTGGATGACCAATTACAGGCAATCTTTATTGATATAGAATCTGATTCGCTTAAGAGCGCCGCGATACAGGAAGAAGGATATTCGCTGTCTAGAATTCTTCTACGAGAGCAAGAAGATGACCCCGAAGCTCCTCCTATTGATATAGATAAATTTGCGAGTGAGACAGCTCGGCTTGTTAAGAACTTCGACGCCTTTTTTGATATTGAAGAGCTGCTCCAGGCGAAAGCTAGAAGCTTTTTGTTAGACAAGTATGGCGAGGAAATTGCTGATGAGTTTACTGACTTGCTAAAAGTGCGTCATGGTATCGAAACAAACGAAGAGGAGCGCGCTAAAAGAGAAGACCTCTCAACAGAAATACCAATTGCCGTTGGCGCTACTGCCGGTGGAGGTGGTGGTGGAGCTGTATGAGTGATTTTATTCGCAAGAAATCGGTCCACTTTAACTTGCTTACCGAAACCCACGCAGAGTTTCGTGTCTTGGCTTTTCGTAAAAAGCTCTCGATGCAAGAAATTGTTGAGGGTCTTATTTCACGTTTAGCAAATGGTAATCCAACGTTAGTGAGGATTGTTGATAAGATTGCTGAAGAAAAATATGACTCTGAATTGAGAAAGGTTGTGGGAACAGACGCAGACAGCTTATTCGATGCGATTGAGAAACATGACCAATTACGGGGAGACGAATAATGGGGTGGTTTTTTAGGTCACGGAAAAAAGAACGAGAGCGAGTAAGGGTTTTAGAGCAAAAAGTCTATGAGCTAGAAAAAACTCTTACTCTGGTGAAAATGACACTGCATAATTTACAAAGTGCGCTACTAGCCATGTCGCGGACACAAGACAGCATAGGAAGAGATATTTCGAATATTGGCGAAGTTGTTGAAAATATTGTGGGGGTTTTTGAAGTTGATACTACATCCTCATTTCCTCTACAAACGACGCCCAGTAATGATGATGATTTACCAAATTAGGGGGAGTTTAAGATGAGTAAAGAAGAGTTACCCGCTGAGGTTTCGGTGTTGGTAGAGCGAGTTGGAATTTTAGACAGGGTTACTTCTAAAATAATATCACGTAAATTTTTGGTTTTCGTAACAGCGACAGCTTTGCTAGCGTGGTCTGATTTGGAGAGTGACACTTGGGGAATGATCGCAATGATCTATATCGGCAGCCAAGCAGTAATTGATGCGGCTCTAGCGTGGAAGCACGGTCCTAACAGATAGGTGGCATGATGGTTTGGGCAAAAATAAAAAATGCAGTTTGCGGTTGGTGCAAAAAGTATTGGCAGATTTTGGTGGGCTTTTTTGGAGCTTTATTTGCTGTTTTTGCTATATCTGGTGGTAATAAAGAAGCTAGAAAGATTTTAGATGCAAAAAATGATCTACTACGAAAAGAAGAAGAAGCGATCGCTGAGGCGCGAGATGCAGAAACCGAAGCAATTAAAAATAATATAGAAAAATATTTCGATGTTGAAGATGAAGCGAGGGAAGCTCTTCAAAAGTGGGTAGACGATTTAGATGAGCAAAAACGTAATCGAGTATTGGAGTTGCTTGAATCAGATACCCCAGAAGAAGAAATCGCCGCGGGTCTGCGTCGGTTTTTAGAATAGGAAGTTTGTTATAACACACCATATTTAAGTGTAGGTTTTTCGGAGAAACAAGATGGCAAAGCGAACGTTAGCTGAATTATACGGGTATTCAACCCCCAAGCGTAGGGCGAAAAAGCTCTCTTCTCGTAAATTACGGTCAGTTATTTTGCAAGAAATTCGGGGCATTCTAAATGAAGCAGGGGAGTCTGACGGTCCGGTCAACGTTGAGGGTGTTCCTGAGGCCTATCAAAAACCTGCGGGTACTGCGATGAAGGGCGGAGATAATATCAAGGGAGTCGATGCGACAGAAATAGTCGCACAGCTCGCTAGCGGTGATGTAAAAATGCCCATCTTTGCCGCCATTGGAGAGTATCATAATCCACAATTTACCCCAGGGATTCCAAAGGCCGACACACCAGAAGGCGCTGCTGCGATTGCAAATTGGGTGAAGACGAAAGGCCCTGACTTTTTACAACAGAACATTATCAATATTCAAGGCAAGCTTCCCTCTAGTGGCAAGCCAAAATCCGATATGCCTGCCCTCGAGCCTATGGATGTTGTCCACGTTAAGGATGCACTAAGCCCCGGCGGACAGATCAATATCGATATGGACGACCCTTCTGCTGATGATACAGCAGATGTTGAAAAATGGCATAAGGAACATGGCGATGAAGCAGAGTTAGGCGGAGCTAAAAAAGAATCAAAATATTCGTTAGCGGCGAGTTTGTTAGAAGACAAATTTCCCCAAGGTCATAAGGGCGGTATGCCAGGCGCGCCTGTGAAAGGTGAAAAAGATGCTGTCGACCTCAACGCGATCAAAGATTTGGCTCTTAGCTTTTTGACAAAAGGGCTTCAGTCATATGACGACGACGGTGGGGATGATATGATCGCAGTGCAGGAGAATGAACCGATTAAGGTGGCCGCAATGATCCCGACACAATCAAACGTTCTTCTTGGAAAATCACTCGCATTTGCAATCGGTGGCGGGTTCGGTGGTCAGGAACTCGGAGCTTATATTACTGGCGGCAATGAGATTTTAGATGGTCACCACCGCTGGGCAGGAACAATGATTGTAGATCCGGGAGCTGAGATCAAGGGTCACAAGGTTATGGCTCCAGCTGCACAAATTCTCCCTGTTTTAACAACTTTGGGGAATGCATTAGGACGTCAACAGAAGGGGATGGAGCACAATGAATCTTTGAGCCCATCTGATAATGTACTTCTAGAGCGCTGGCGCAAGTTAGCAGGTTTACTGTAGACTTAATCACTCTACTATTTCGGTATGAGAGTTTTTACAAATTTGCTTTGCGCATATATCTGCGCATGGCTTATCATATTCCCAACAATCGCATACGCTGACGATCCCCTTCCAATAAAAGCGGGCGATCCCGCTCCTCATGATGGAGTATTGTTTACCACCGAGGACGCCGCACGGCTTTTAGCGAATCTTGAGGTACAAGAAGCGACCTGTCAAGCGCAGATAGAATATGAGGTGGCAACAGCAGTGAATCAAACGCAGCTATTATTAGATAATTGCCAGTCAGCGCTGGATATTAGAACACAATTATATGATGAAAGATTAGCTTTCCATACTGATTATAGTGAATATTTAGAGAATAGATTGACAAAGCCAAAAATATCACCAGAGGTTACTTTACTCATTGGAATATTAACTGGTGTGGGTTTGACAATCGGCGCTGGTGTTGCAATGAACCAAGCAGCAATATCTCCGTGAAAACCGCTATTCTTGGTGATACTTATTGGTGAGGTAGGCCATGAAACGAAATTTCGAAAATTTTAGAACACAAGCCAGAAAACTTTTGTTTGAAGACACATATAGCCTTTACAGCGATCAAGATAATCAGAGGGCAGGCACTCAGTTTGAAGAACCAGAGACCGCAGATCCCTATGAGCCTCCGATCACTGTTAACCCCCAGATGGCCACACAGCTATCAGTGGATGAACCCCCAGTTGACGACCCCGAATATAAGCCTGTAAGCAGTAAGGAGCTAGCAAAAGCAGTCGCAGTGTTGGCTCAGCGTTTACCTGACGAAGTAGCGGAGCTGACGTATGACAAATTTGAGAAATATGTTGTTGATAATGAAAGCGCTGGTGTTGAGGTCGTGGGTGAAGAAGAAGCCATGGCGGAAGAAGCTGAAGAGGATTCTGAGGTTAATGAGGTACGTAAGCTTGTCCAAACCGCGCTTTGGCGCCATCTAATCGCAGAGGGGGACTGGTCTCAATTTCGACTGGGAAGGCATGATCATGATGATGATGATCTCGGAGAGGAAGGGTCGTATTCAGAGGTAGAACCCACCGAAGATGACTTAGACACAATTGAGTCTGGTGGTGGTATGTCATTCGAGGATCTTGCTCAAGAAATTCCAGGCGTTTCCGGGGCTTCTGGAGCGAAACAAACCGTTAATAGAATCTTAAAAAAGATGGAGACATTGGCAAAACACTTTCCTGGAGATGTGGATGAAATTCGTCCTATAGCACGAAAAGCTTTTGTAGAAGGTAGCTTAGATCTTGGTCTTTTTGAACAAGAAGACGTTAGTGAAGTTGGTATTGATAATCCTATGTGGGATAAACTTGATGCGTTTCGGGCGTTTATGGATGCTGGGTTTATTTTACCAGCGCATCAATCGCTACTAAGAGATATGGGAAAAGAGATTCGAAAAGAGATTTCAGCTTCTGGGCTGGATCCGCTTGTCCATGAAATGGTCTTCAACCAGGCTGTCGGGAATTCCCCAGTGTCACCTCGTAAGATTGGATTGAAGCTGCAACGAAAAAATCCTGATATGTCCATGGAGGAGAGAGATGCAGAAGTGAAAAAAGCTTCAGGACTGGTGAGGAAGCTTACCACACAGCAGGAAAATTTGGGGGTTCTCTCTCCTGGACTGGCTGAAAGAGCGATAAGCGCATGGGATGGAAAATCAAATTCTCGTCAATTAAAGATTTTGTCTGATGCGTGGGCAGACGCAGCAGATTTTCGAGCTGAAGATTCATGATCTTGGATGGGCATTTTTATGAAATTGGATAAATTAATGAGAGAATATTTGGGTGAATCTGTTCCGCAAAGGAACCCGCTCAAAGATATTATGCCCCCCGATCTAGTGTGCGAAACAACAAGCCTTCCAGTGCAGGCAACTGAGGTTTCATGGGTTGTTGAAGAGGGGCCAGAAAGGCTTGTCCGGACATTTCATTTTCCAGATTTATCGACCAGAAATTGGTTCGTTTCAGAGATTATGGAAAAAGAAAAAGAAACAGACCATTATGGGAAGATATTGGTTGAGGGAAATGATGTTAAAATCGAGGTTCAAACTCACGATTTAAATCGAGTTACCGAGTTAGACCAGGAATACGCAGAGTATTGTGATGATGTCTTTGGAGACGTTGGGTTTATGAAGGAGCTGTTTTAATGGCTGACATGAAAGTAACAATGGATTATGAAGAACTTGTAGATACTGACCATATTATCCTTTCGGAAGAGTTAAAAGATGCTCTTTTTACCGACAAAGACCTGGGTAATATAGAAGCTGCAGATCACAGTAGATTAACAATTACTGTCGGTGATGATGGAACAACGGCGGTAGTAAATGGTGCGTTGCAATCAATCGTGTCAGGTGCATATTTAACGATAGGATTTATTACGAGGAGTGATTGCAAAGAAATGTTAGGGGCTTTACAATCATGCGCGGTGAGCGATTCAAAGATCACGATCCGCGTAACGGGTGATTACAGCCTACAGGCATCTAGTGAGTGCTTTAAAAAATGGGATCTGACCATTCAAGAAGATAGATCGGCGTTATTAACTTTTACCATGGGAACTGAAAATGTCATATTTTGATAAGTTTATTAAAGATCTAGAAGATCGTCGTCAACGAAAGAAAGACTCAAAGACGATACTTGAGCAAGAGCAGCAGTACCAAGAGAAAAGAAGGGAGCGAATTCGTCGTTTTCAAGAGCGTTGGCAGAATACTGTTGTGTGGAAGCCGGTAAATAAAAAATGAAGCGTTTTGATCCCGAGGCCGTTGGTGCAAAAATAGCAAAGCTATTGCTATTAGAGCAGGTCGCTGCGAGCGAAGAAGAAAAGCTGCAAGATAAATTATCAAAACAAATTGATAAATTAAAGTTACGCGCTCCTGAAGGCTCTGATGAAGAAAAAATAACAGATGAGCAGGAAGATGAAGAAGAAGAGGGGGAAGAAAAAGAAGCTAAGCCCGACGCTGAAGATGTAGATATGGACCCAAAGCCTGTTCCTGAAGAGGGCGAAGAAGGAGGCGAAGACTCAGAGGGTGGTCAGGGCGAAAAATTTAAAGTAACCGCTCCAGCGTATATCCCTACGCAGCTCAGCATTGGTGACATTGAGCGCCAGCTAAACAACCTCAGGGCCGGCAAGAGCCTTAAAGATAAGGTAATCGCAAAAGAGCTTGAAACATATTTTGGAGAGCTTGGACAGGGTGAGCAACAAGCTCTCTTCACCTATCTCGCTTCATTGGCAGCGATAATGACGGGTGGTACATCTGGCGCAGCAGCCCCTCGTCCAGAGAATTTGGATGTTGATATTGATATTGAACCTAAGGCCGGCTCAGATGTTGCAAGAACAACGCAGTCTCGTCAACGTACATCATCGAGAAAGAAAGCTGCAACGCCTTCTGGAATTCCAGTTGACAGAGCAGCGCCGATAGTCGTTGGAGAGAGAGCGAATAAGCAGCTTGAACTAATGAGCGTTTTTGAGAATGCATCGTACGGCGATGATCACCGCTGTGTTGGGGGTCGTGTTGTTCCGTTCGGTTCCTCACGCTGCGTGCAAGATCTAGATATTAGAATTGAAGACCTCGTTCAACAGCGAGATGATTTGACAAGAGGGACTGCTGATAGAGCAAGCTTAAACGGAACGCTAAAGTTTATGCGCCAAAAAAGAAGAAAGGCAAATAAGTTTGCTGAGCAACAAAAACAAGAAAAACTCCAAGGCAGGCTTGACACAGCAGACGAGCTATAGAGATGTTGTTCCACGTCAATCCTTTCTTGTGGTCTGTTGACGACTTAAGCCTCGACGATATACTTGAGATAGCAGATGTACTGACTCATCAGACGCCCGCAGTCCGACCAATTTTTGAGTGCGTGAAGGTGTATGCTAAGCTGGATGAGAATGCCAAAGTGAGGTATGCTCGACACAAGTCAGACTTTCGTGGAGTTTACAAGCAGGACATCATTGATCGAATGAAAGGCTCCGCCGTTTCAGACGCAGTGGCTGAAGCGCTTCAAGAAATTGAAGATAACATTATAGATGTATGGCCCTTTCGTCCCGGGTCTGCGACGTGGTGCTTGTTTGAAATACTTGACCCTGCAATATGTATCGCTGGTTGGGAAAATTCCCAGAGGGTAATCGTAAGAGAAGCAGTTCGGATCGATATTAAGGGTAATAAGACTTCTAGTCCATTGATAGATCGCATGTTCGCAAGAATGAGAGAAGACATCAAGCGAAGTGACAGTTCACAGTTTATTTTTGATCCTGTTTTGCATCTTCGAAACATTAGTGGTACTGGAGTATATACTGACTTAAGGGCTGATGTTGCTGCAATTTCAGCAGCTGAAGGCGGGACACGATTATCAGTGCGTGAATTAAGCGAGCAATCGCAGAATTTCCTTGTGGCTAGTTTAAGGAAGTTTGCTGATCGTCTGTTTCTCGCGAATTCTACAAGTTTACTATATGAATCTTTAGAAGAATCAGAAGCTTTGCTTGACCATTTTCCCGGGATAAATGTGAAAATAGACGGCCTAGCATTTCGATTAAGCGGTTCTTTTCTGAGCAGAAAGGAAGAAATAGTCCTGGAGGGAGAGGCTCAAAAGAGTACACTCCCTCTTCCCCTTCCGTGGCGGTCGTAATGACACATAGCGAGATCCTTGAAGAAGCCATTGGTCTCGGGAGCGTTTGCGAGATAAACGAGTGGATGGAATTGAAAAAACTTTTACTAGTCAGTCTTCCCTCTGATGCTAGGAGAAATTTCTCCACTAGAGACCCAAAAACAAAAAGACAGCACCTAAATGATTTTGAGCATTGGTTGATTGATAATTACTTCCGTGCACTTGGCACAAAGCTTGGAGTTGAAGATGAATAGAGCGCAGCGAGCCAATGAGCAGTTTATCAGGCAACAAATTAGGAAAATTCTTGCAGAGTCTTCTCAAGAGCTATTGCTTGAGAATGAGTTCGGAGACTTTGCATCACCTGATGAAGTCTATAAAACTTTCATTGGTCCATTTGTTAACGTGATGAAGGTTGCCAAAACAGCTTTCAAGGATGTGTCATCCGCCACTCTTATTTCTCTGTCTCATGCATTTTCTTTCAGTGAAAAAAATCGTGAGAAGCTCCGGGCAAAGTATAAAATAGATCGTGACAAATACCGGCAAGAATATGCTGAAACGATGAAAGAGATTGATGAAACGTTGGCATCTAGCGATGCAAAGTTGATGGCTTTTATGTTCAACCCTGGTGCATTTTTGGGTGCTCAAATGCTATCTCAAGCCAATGACCTGAATGAGCCGGTTTATGACTATATAAAGATGAGGATGGATTGGATCAGTCCAGAGCTAGACGCAGTTTTTCGAGATGTTGACACCAAGAGGGGCGCAGAGGCAGGACCCGCTCGTGGCCTGTTGGGAGACCTCAAGGTGCTATTTTTTGGCGAGGGATATCAATCGGTCACGCCCTTGTTAGAAGCAGAAGAAGAAGGAAAGAAGGAAAAGAAGGAAGAAGAGGAAGAGCCTCCAGCTGAATTATCTGAAGAAGAAGTGATAGAAAGAATTACTAAAGCTCTTAAGGCTTCGGCTTGGGGTAAGCAATTGCGGAAGGATGCTGAGAATATCGTAAAGATGAAGATGGCTGAAATCGAGGAAGTAAAAGGGATGGTTCAGGATCAAATGGCTGCCCTTTCGGAATTAACATCTGCAAAAAGTCTGGAAGAAATAGCACCGGTCGCTCAAAAACTAAAAACAATGGATGTAGATCTCACCTCCCAACTTCAGGAAGTCGAGAAGGTTGTCACAAAGAAGAAAGAAGAGTTAGCTGGCCCTGACGGAAAGACAATGATGGATGATCTTCGAAAGTTACCTGATGGGAAGAGTCTTCCGAAAGATGCTGGACCGGAGGATTTTGCACCGCTTCTAGAGAAGGGTATACTTGCAAGTATGTTTCAGGGAGCAACCGCGAAAGCTCGTCAAGAATTGCTTCAAGGTGTGATGGACTATGTCGCAGAAGACATGAAGCCAAGCGAAGTACAGGAATTCAAAGAAGCTGGTCCATTAGGCGAAAAATATTCTGATGTAATAATGAATTTCTCTAAAGAGCTTGCAAGCCTTTAGTTCTACTTTCCAGTTTTCATTTCGCGGTTTATGATTATAATGAAATCGTACATGTCTGGGAGATGATGTTATGAATGATGAGAGATGGATACCAGAAATTTGTTATGAAGAAGTTGAAGATGGACTGACATCTCATATTCCTTTTGTAGAAGTTCCAATTGGAGCTGAAATGCCGAAGGTTCTTTTCATTTTTGAATCTAGAAACACTGGTGAGACAGAGCCTGGTCTTGATGGCGAAGAAATGCCGATCGTGGAATTAGATTTGCATCAATATGCTGATATGAATATTTTACGTGATCAATTGAGTACAGCCTTATATGATGAAGTAAGGCAAGCTCTAGGGCTAGAGTCTCTTTCGACGGCGATGCCAGCTGGCACGAAAATTACTGAAAATATTAGAAGTAAGCTGGGTAGTGAAACTAGTGATTGATGTGTAAAATTTGCGGTTTTATGGTAAAATATAGCTATATCAAATAATACCGGAGGTTTTTGATGTCACACTCTTATCTTTCCCGTGAGGCAGCGATTGATGCTGTTAACAATATCATGGGATTTGCAGATGATATGACTCGAACATACGCAAAACATGGAATAGATCTCGGTGGTGATGTTGGTAGACAAAATATCCTTCTGTCTCCCGCTCAAGAGCATTTTTTTGCTGATGCTATCCGGCAAGCCGTAGGCTCATGTCGTAACGATGGTAGGACTGGTGAACCTGATATCGTCATTACTGCATTGGGTGATAAAGAGCTTGAGTGTAAGGTTGTCTGCCAAGGAAAGTCCGGCGCATGGTCCCTCCAGGCAGATCGTACGTCACTGTCTGACGGTAGAACGTTAGATTTTCTATATCTTATGTTCGATCGCTCATATGAGAATGTAGGCGTTTTCCTTTTTAGTGATTTAGGATATGATGATTTTAAGGTGGCTAGCCCTGGCTCAAGAGGGAAATCCCGAATGCATAAATCATCGGCATTTCAAAAGTGCATTCCGTTGATTGGCGGTTTTTCTGATAGGAGCAAAAAATTCATCGCGCAATATACTAAGGCGCTAGAGGAAGCCGTTACACCAGCGCAACGTTCTCATGCTAAGCAAAAATTAGAGCTGTGGAAAACAAAGGGTCCGCAAATAGCAATTTCACTGGAGCCTATTGATGACATTAGAAAATGAATCAGATTTTTCGGTTGGTCAAGTTGTTTATTTTATAGCAAACAAAACAGAGACAGTTATTCCAGCTTTGATTGCTGAAAAGATTGTTCGAACACGCATCGATGGTGAACAGGTTGGGTATATTTTAAGCGTTAGAACCAAGCAGGGCATTGAGCGTGCAGAGATTGACCCATCTAAAACTAAGCTTTTTTCCACAACTGTAGATGTTCGAGAGCACATGCTGACCTTGGCGACAGCAGCCATAGATCGATTGATCCTGACAGCTGAGAAAGCTGCTGAGGAATTCGGTCCGGCGCAAGAGGCAATCCCAATGAGCGAGACAGCAGGAGAGGAAGCTCAAGTTGTTTTAGAAGATGGCAAGATCGCAAGAATTAGGATGCCTTGATATGAAACACTTGATTTTAGATGCGAACAACTTGATCTTTCGAGCGCGTCATTCTTGCTATCAGCGTAATTACGAGAATGTTATTGTCCATACATTCTTTCGGAGTCTGAAACCGATCGTTGAAAAGTTTTCACCTGATTACGTGTATTTTGTGCTTGATGGAAGACCGAAAAAAAGGTTAGAGGTTCTTCCCGAGTATAAGGCAAACCGCACTTACCATGATAAAGATGGCTTTAGTCATCAAAGAAAAGAAATTATAAGAATTGTTAGGGAGAAATTTCCATTTGTGACTTTACGACATCCTGAAGCAGAGGCTGATGATGTAATAGCGCATTTGGCGCTTGAGTCTATTCCTGACGATCATGAAAAGATTATTGTTTCAAGCGATACAGATTTCATTCAATTGTGCCAAGATGCTCCGCTGACGCAGCTTTACAATCCCATCTCAAAAAGCTTTCGCCCGGCGCCCGCTTACCCCTACGCTATTTGGAAAGCGTTTCGAGGTGATGGGTCTGATAATATTCCCGGTATTAGGGGGATTGGGAACAAGCGCGCAGCTACTCTGGCTAGCGATCTTAATGCCAGATCGTTGTTTTTCGAAAGCAGTCCAGAGCATGAAGAGGTTTTTTTGCGAAACGTAGGGTTGATATCGCTGACTGCGCTTGAGGATATATCAACGCTACAAATTTCTTATAGCGAACAAGAATTTTCTAGTGTGCTGGAAACCTTTACTACACTTGGATTCAAGAGTATGATTAGTCAAAATGCATGGCAAAAATATTCTAAGCCATTTGAGGACTTGAAAGATGGAACAAGGTACATTACCTCCTGAGATTTTGGTAGAAATGCGCGCAAAAGGATTGATATCTGAGACTGAGATTGTCTATAAAGAGGGTGATCTTTATGTCGCAAAGGATGTTGTGACAAATTCAAAAAGAATTATTGAGTATGGAGGCCCAGTCCGTGAGGGCCGCGGCGGTAAGAGGCTGCTCAAAGGATGATTGATGAGTCTCCAAAATTAATCAGCTTTTCCGATGACGCCCGCGAAAAAGTAAAAGTGGGAGTTGATACCCTCAACTCTGCTGTCGAGGTTACAATGGGCCCAAGCGGAAAAAACGTCCTAATTGAAAGAGACGGTATGTCTCCTATTTTAACAAAGGATGGGGTCACCGTAGCAAGAGCAGTTCATCTTCGCGATCGATTTGCCAATATGGGTGTACATCTTGTACGAGAAGCAGCTCAAAGAACTGCTGAAGAGGCAGGAGATGGCACTACAACAGCCACTATTTTGGCATCTGCAATCTTCCACGAAGGGCTAAAGGCCCTTAATGCTGGTCATGAATTAAACGATATTAGAAGCGGTATCAGGTCTGCGACGTTAACGCTTATCGAGAAGCTCCAAAGCAAGTCAAGTCCCGTAAAGTCTGATAAAGATCTGTTAAGAGTCGCAAATATATCTGTTAATGGAGAAGAGGACCTTGCTGAATTGATCGTAGACGCGTTGAAAGCTGTCGGTGAAACAGGTAGCGTGACAGTCGATGAAGCAAAAGGCTTTGAGTCGTCTTTGGAGGTTGTTGATGGGTGTGAAATTGATCGTGGTTATGTGTCACCATACTTTATAAACCGACCAGCGAGAATGTGTTGTGAACTTGAGAATCCTGCAATTTTAATTACAACACAAAAAGTCCACCTGTTGAGTCATATTATGCATTTTTTAGAAGAATCGGCTTCAACAGGTAGACCGCTTGTATTAATATCACCAGAAGTAACTGGCGAAGCGCTTCAAGCATTAATTCTAAATCATTCAAAAAACTTAATCAAGACATGCGTTCTTGCTGCTCCTGAATTTGGAGATGCAAGGATAGAGGCATTGAGAGATTTAGCGGTTTTATTTGGCTGCGAGATGTTAACAGACGAACCATCGACTTGGACGAACTATGGTTTAGGGGACATGGGTCGGTGTGATAGGTTGTTGGCGTATAGGTTTCGAAGCATTTTTATCGGAGCAGCAGGTGATGAGACAACTCGCTCTGAAAGAATTGACGATATTGTGGCTGCAAAAGAAAGCCAGCAAGAAAGCAATGAAATATACGCAGTTCTCGATCGTCGAATTCGGAGGATGAGTAGCGGTATCGGAATTTTACGAGTTGGCGGCGCGACAGAAGCAGAAATTCGTGAACGTAAAGACAGGGTTGACGATGCCATTTACGCGACTAGAGCAGCGATAGAGGAAGGAATTATCCCAGGTGGTGGAGCAGTTTTAGCAAGGATTGCTTCAGATATTTTAGAGCCTGAATCGGGGATAGGCGAGAAAATTTTATACAAGTCTGCAACGGCGCCGCTTAAACAAATTGCGAAGAATTGTGGTGCTGTGCCTGAGGTAATTTTAGAGAAAATGCTTGAAAAACCCTCATCTTTTGGCTACAATGGTATATCTAATGAGGTGTGTAACCTTATGAAGGTAGGAATTGTGGATCCTGTGAAGGTTACTCGTTTGGCTCTTACAAATGCGTCCAGTGTTGCGATTAACCTGTTATCAATTGGTTGTGCAATGGTAAACGAAGAGGATAACAACGATTGATGGCTCAAAGAAGACAAACACGTCAGCCCTTTAGGAAAGTAGATATGCAAAATATCCAATATATGTCCGACTCTAAAGTCGAAATGTTACTGGAGCGATACAGACAAAAGAGGCGGTATAGTCCTCCTGAATTTTATAAGAGCTATGAAGAAGAAATATGTTATTTATTTCGAGAAGCGGAGTGTCGAAAAAATAGGAAAATTGCTCATCAAAATTATTTGAGAAAAAAGACAAGATATCGTGCAAAGTAACGTACATATGGTGTATAATATTAATGATGGATGGGGAAATACCTCTATCTGTGACTAACCTAATTTACTCGGGGCTATAAAACATATGATGCTAGACCATTACTTTAAGGATGTGGGAAGCCATGATCTTCTCACGAGAGAAGAAGAAGTAGAGCTTGCAAAAGCAATTGAACTGGGTGACCAGTCTGCTAGAGAAAAGATGATTCAGTCGAATCTTCGTCTTGCGATCTCTATTGCAAAGAAATTCCGTGACCGCGGATGTTCGTTTGAAGACTTGATTCAAGAATCGAATATTGGCTTGATTAGAGCGGTCGATCGTTTTGACTGGCGTAGGGGTTTCAAGTTCAGTACATATGCTGTGTGGTGGATTCGTCAAGCCGTGCAATCTCACGTTGCTGGCCAGTCTGGCGCAATTAAGATGCCAACTTCTGCTCGAGCGCTAATGTACAGAGCGTACAAATTCACGGAAGAATATACCGAAGAGTTTAAATGCGAGCCCTCTCCTGAAGAAGTCGCCGCGGCAGTTGGTGTTCCGGTTCAGACTCTAAAGGCAATCAGAAAGTCAGGAGCACCTCAACTATCACTGGACGCCCCGGTAGGGAAAAACGATTCGGGGAGTCGAACATTCGCTGAGCTTGTTGGAGGCACGGACGATCGTGATCCGGGCGATAGTCTGGATCGTATTGTTCTTCGGGGTGCTCTAGTTGGCGCTCTTAAGAAGCTATCTTCTCGAGAAGAAAAGATTATTCGTCTTCGATTTGGGTTGTCTGAAGATGACCATGATTCTGAGAATTTTCCAATTTCAAAAGCTGATTTTTTGAAGCTACAAGGGAGTAAGTAATGAGTATGCCAAAGGGATTCAAAGCCACACACGGCTACGCAACAGTAACTGAGCGGGGTGGCAAGGGCTATCGTGAAATTGCTGAAATTATGACAGAGCATGGCGATTCCATGAAGCACTCTGCTGCTAGAAACTATTTCTTAAGCGGAATGCGAAAGGTTGCGTCTGTCGTATGCGAGCTTTACGAAATGCCAAATGACGAGATTGAGCGGATCGCTCTTGATCCAAGGTTCCAGGAAAGCGTAGCAGACATTATGTCAGAGGGAATTGATTTGTGAGCCTGCGTTTATTCATAGAGCAATTTCAGTCCTTGAGAGAAAGGACTGAATTGCTTGAAGCGCTTGAGTGGGATGAAGAGCTATTAAACGAATTTTTAAATGAGCTAAGAGCAATGTTGTCCGCAGCCCCACCAGATCTAGGGAAAGCTTTGTTTTGGCTTAAGAACACTGGGTGGGAATGCTTCGATGGGAATCTAATGCCCGAAAACGTTTTTCGTACTGTTGAAATACTTATTTGTAATGCAAGAGATAGAATGCTAGCTGAAGAAGCTGCCAGAAAACGATATTATAGTTCAGGTAATGATGATGACAAATGGAATTAGAAAACGCTCATTTGAAAGCTGGATCCACCGCCGACAGATAAATTTAGGCGAATGGTTAAAAAACAAACAGATTACTAGCTTGAGCCATCTCAAAAAGTGGTGCAATGAGAATAATCTGGTTCCCCCCAAGACCTCAGACGTATCTTCATTGTTTATAGACACCTCTATAGCAGAAAAAGAACACACCGCTCCCGACAAGCCTGTACCCTCGTTGTCTTCTGAAGAAGTAAAGTCAAAACAAGCAGAGAAGACTTCTTCTAAGAAAGAAGCGTGGCATACTCCTGCCGCCGAGCGCCCACGTCGAGCGAAGAAAAAGAGAGTAACCAATGATTCCAAAAAGCGTTAGAGGACGTATATTTGTTGTATTGACGTTTTTAAATTTTGGAATTGCTGCATTTTTTGCTGCGCTAGGAGAAGCGCAACAAACGCTGTTCAGCGGTGTTACTGCAACTTTGTGCTTTTTTGTTTGGTGGGCTGAAATTATTAGGCAAGATAGGGACTAACGATGTATAAAAGTATTGTTACATGGCCGAATAAGACGTTGTCTAAAGTGTGTTCACCAATTACAACGGGAGAAGATTCATATCAATTCCTTGATGATCTAAAAGACACATTTCGAGTGCTCCAGGGATACGGTCTTGCAGCGCCCCAAATTGGATATTCGGTAAGCGCATTTGTTATAAACCCACAATTGCTTGAAATAGAGGACCATGAAGAAGAAGTTTTGGAAGTGATTAATCCCTCCATATCATGTAGCGGTGAGATTGTTCGCGTTGAAGAATCGTGTTTCTCTATTCCAGAAATTTCTGCTTACGTTCCTCGTTATGAAAAATGTGTATTAACTTTTTGTGATCGTGAGGGAAACCCTAGAGAATTAAATTTGTTTGGGTTCCCAGCAGCATGTGTTCAGCATGAATTTGATCACCTGACAGGCCAGGTTTTTTTAAATCGACTTTCTAGATTAAAGCGATCAATGCTCATTAAGAAGGTAAAGAAGACTAGAAAGCGTGATAGGGAGCTCGCGGCGCTGGTGAAAGCGCAGTTTGAGCAAGACAGCGAGCTTTATAACGGCAAATCAAGCAAGTCCTCACCGCAAAAAACAGGACGTAGTCGTAAGAAAAAAATACGCAAGAAGCGAAATAAACGAAAGTAATTCCGAGTGTGTGAGTACACCAGCGGGCTTGTTTTTATATTTACTTGATGTAACAAAAAAGGTGTTGGGAGAAAAAATGCCAAGCATTAAACTACGAAAAGGTCAATCAGTTATTCGTTCTGTTAAGGGAGCCCGCGGTTTCTGTTATCCCGCTAGTTCTGTCGATGGTAAGCTTATTGTCGAAAAAAATTGCACTGCCGAAAAAATGATGTGGAAGGATCACCTTGGTCTGAATGCATATGCTGTCACCACATCAGCTTTCAGGATGGAAGATCGCTATCCAGGTCACGCTTCGAAGATGGTTGTCTGGAAGTGAAAAGCTGCTGAGTTTTTGGTATAATATATCAAAAGGATTTTAAGTGGCAAAGAAAGTAAAAAGGCGCTCTAGAACCAGAAAAGGTGTTTCGAAAAGCTGGGGTCGTACAGCTGATGCACAGATAAATTACACACCAATGAAGTTAGCGATTCCTTCTGGAAAGTGTCCGATTGTTTTAGCTGATACAAGCTACGAAGCAGTTCGGGAGTGGGTCATTGCGATAACGTCAAGTAAGCCTGAACCTCACACATACCAGCTTAGCGTTTACAGGTACTGGGTCAGGGATTTCTATGATATTTTCTCTGAAGAGTATAAGACAGTTGTCTCTGAATTAGAGAAAATAGTAACTCGTGATATAAAGACTGTCGATGATTTGGGAGGGCAATAAAATGCCGAGTGTATTATCGAGCTAAGGAATTGGCTGTGGCGAATGGACGATCTTATCATTTGGCTGCAATTCTTCGCCGGAACGGTAGGGTCGTTCGCATTGGGGAGAACACCGACAAGACACATCCTCGTTTTAAGAGGCAATACGCTGACGGAACTTGGGCTTCTCACATGCATGCGGAAATGAACGTTCTTCGTTTTGCCGAGCCTGGTGACGAGCTGGAAGTGATGCGCTTTAAGAAGTGTGACCACGGTCGGACAATGGCAAAGCCTTGTCAGCTCTGTGTTTCTGAGATTCAAAAAGCTGGTATTAAAAAGGTGAAGTTTACCAATTGGGACGGTGAGTGGGAGGAACTTGAGTTGTGATAAAAAAAGGTTCATTAGTTTCTCGAAAGCCCGATGGTTATTGCGCACATCTTCGTGGAGATATTTTTAAAAATGATTATCCGCCCGCTGGAGAAGTGTGTATTGTGGTTTCGACGCCCAAAGAGAAAGACCTTTCATATCAGTTGCGACGAGTCAGCGAAGATTATATTGCTCTGAAAAAAGCTATTGATGTTATTTATTGTGGAGCACTTTTTGAATTGTGTGACATGGCACTCTTTGAAGAAGTTAAGCCTCCCCGTAGCGATGGAGCGGCTATAGAGTGAAGGGTCGTGTTTTGGAAATTCTAGACGTATTAAGTCAGCTACCGCTACCCAGCCTTTATCCCCCTCCAGGAGCTCGTGTTTTATGTATAAAAGAAGACCCTGGTTTAGATGTTGGAGAACCGTGGTACGAAGTGCTGTATGAAAACAAAGTTTATAAAGTTGACAAATATATGGTCGCAGAATGCAAGCACCGAAAATAGAAGTAGGGGACTTAGTTCTTCTTAAAAATGGACTAACTGCGATGATTTTAGAAGAGCACCTGGGCCCGCCTGCTCTTGGGGTATTTTATACTATTCTTGTAGATTCGCAAAAGAAAGAGATACCAGGCTTTGAAATAAAGCGGGTTGTTGTTCAAAATGAGGAAAAATGAAGATTATCTACGCTGCAGCCATGTTCACTCTTCTCCACACGCTTGTATGGTTTGCGGCAAATACACAGTTTATTTCACCTGAGTGGAAAGAAAAATCTCTTCAGATAGCGATTTTAACAGCGGTTCCCGCATCGCTATGTGCTTATTACGGGGCGCGGTTTGCGTATACTGCGCTAAATGATAGCGTTTGGGCATCCAGGTTCTTGGCTTTTGGGATTTCATATCTTGTGTTCCCCATCTTGACATACGCCCTTTTGGGGGAATCGATGTTTACTATGAAAACGATGCTTTGTGTTGGACTTTCTTTTACTATAATCTTTATTCAAGTTTTTTTGTAATAAGCTAATTTGCTATGTTGCACGATATTTAGTAATATGGAACAAGCGTTTTCGAGAGAAGATTACGAAGATGTTTATGCGACTGCGAGGATGGCCCACATGGGTCAGAAGCGTCGCTCTGGAGCCCCGGGATTTTCTCACCCGAGCGCTGTACGTAATTTAGCAAGAAAATATTACCCTAATGATAAGCAAGCACAGTTTGTTGCCTTGTTACACGATACGCTGGAAGACGCTCCGAAGGAAGGCACTGTCGGCTCTGAGGAAGAAATGAAGTCCTGGATTAGGGGAGCGTTCGGTGATCCAAGCGCTGCCGAAAAAATTCTTGCGACTGTGGAGGCTCTGACGCACTCGGCGGGAGTACGCTACGACGTTTATATTTCCTCACTTTTGGGTGATGAACTGGCGCTTCGAGTTAAGCTTGTGGATATGCTTCATAATCTACGCACAAGCCCATCACCAAAGCAAGCACAGAAATACAAGAATGCGCTAGAGGTTTTAACTGATCTTGCTGGTGGAAAACCTACCGGAATAAGCCGTGAACACTGGGGCGCTCTGCAAACTGCCCTGACCGCGGTGACAGAAAGCAGAAAGAGGCAGATCGAAATTTCGTGCAAAATTCGATATGGTGTGGTATAATAATAATGTAAAAGGAGCTGGGATGCTTTGGAAGTTTACGAAGGGTCCACATAAGGGATCGACTGCTTTGGCGGTCGAAACATCGAAGCTAAAGACTGCTTCTCACTCTGAAGATAAAGACTTCGTTACTTTGTATGTTGATGGAAAGATGATCTCATTCCTGAGAGAAGCACTGGAACAAATTGCTGTTTATGTCGATGAGCAATAGATTATTTTTTGCTTCTTCCAAATAAGCGGCCTCTTTCTTTTTTCGTTCCACCACCACGTTGTTCCAGTTCCGTTTCGATCCATTTTTTACCAATCGGATTTTTAATAGGTCGATTGACAAATCCACCCACCGCTTTCTGTACTGCTTCGTCGACAGGGCCGTACACTGTGTTGTCAACAATCGAAATGTTTCCCTGTCCAAATAATCCTTGGAATGCGCCAAGGTTTGCTTGAACGTCTGTCCAGATTTCTTCAACTTTTTTCGGCGGCAGCTTTCTTGGTCGGTTCATATTTCTTTCTTGCGCAACCTCAAGCGTTGTGTTGACAAAAATCATGTAGGTATCATAGCCAAGTTTTTCCATGGCCTCTTTTTTCTTTTCAATTTTGGCTAGATCATCACCGGTTCCATCGATAATAACACCGAGCCGTGCCGTTGACTTTGTGTATTGCTGCGTAGCTGCTGTCTTGTATTGTTTTGCTTTCCCTCGAGGTGAGCTGGCAGGTACACCACGTTCATCGTCAAGTCCTAGCTCATAAGCTTTTTCGGGATCTTCTCTTGCAATTCTTGCAAGATCGCCTGGGTCGACACCTGCTTCTTCAAGATATTTTTCAAAAGCTGGATCAGAGTTAATAATTTTAAGTCCCATGGCCGTCGAAGCCGACAATTCATTTGCGAGGCTTCCGCCAAAGAGCACTTTTGCCGTAAAGCTTTTTCCGCTTCCTGGACCGCCAGCCATAAAGACAGCTTTAAGAATTCCAGGATCGTAGATACCTTCGCTTAATAATTCTCTGATCGCTTCTCGGAGCGTGATCAGTTCATGCTTTGAAAGCTCTTCTCTAATAATATACTGTAATTGCTGTTTAGAGACATTTAGCTTTTTCATTGCTATTCCATCGCACACATACGCTTTTCATAAATATGCGGTCCGGCCAGATAAAAATGCTTAAGCTTATAGTCCACCAAGTAATGTAATAGCAATCAACCCTGGAATTCCTTCTTTTACATAGATGCCAGAGAAAACAGTATTTGCTCGACCACCGACGTATGAGAATGCTGACTCAAGTCGTCTTCCGACTTCGGGGTCCGAAGCCATGTTATTGTCCACCACCAGCAGCAGTGCACCTGTTTCTGTGTTTCCGCTTGGTGTAGGACAAGGAGATGAACGCAAGCACCCCTGATAGACAAGAGAACCAAGGTCGTTCCTATTAACATCTCTAACAACTGTGCTTCCGATAACCATACGACCTGCTGTGCTCAAGCAGCGCTCCAAGTCCTTTGTATCAAATGTCTGGATTTCTGTATGCTCTGACGCAAGCTTAAAGACTTGCCACAAAAGCTTAGCAAAGTTTTTATTGGCTACTGGCATCATGTTGAGAAGACCAGTCCTACCACGGAGCAACTGTAATTGTCTCTCGTTGTCTATTACAATATGGGGGCTAGTGCCTACATCACTCATAAGTGATTGATAATTCGACTTGATAGTGGGGTTGAGAAGCTCTTGAGCTGTTGGTTTCGTTACGATATAGACAACACGACCTGCTGCTTCAATTGACTGTAGGTAGCGGCTTAATGAAGAATCTAATTCGTGGCACGCGCTACCGGTTCCTCCACCACCACCGGCGATAACGAATAACCAATCGACCTGTCCGATTCGTGTTCGAGCAGCATCTTCAACAAATGCGCTGTTTTCTGCTAACACTTTTTTTCCAAGTGTGATATCTTTTCCAACACCATCCGCTCCGGGAACAAGAACAAAATGTTGCGGATCAACTCCGCCCGGCTGGTCCTTTTCAGTTGTGTTAACAAGTATTGTCTTACTGAATCCGAGATCGAGAAATGCTTTTGCAATTTTCCCTCCCCCTCCGCCAACGCCTATGAATCCACAATTAATAGCTGAAACAGCTGTGTTGTCGGGGAGTAGTCTTTCGTCTGTGGCCGCGGGATCATCATCGTAGGCCATTACGAAATCAAAATCATCTCCCGCATCTGGGATGTTGATATGTGCATCGTCCGTAGGATTATCGCTTGTTTGCGCTTGCTCTTCGATAGCTTTGTCATTGTCGGGCATAATTTTTTTTAACCTCTCAGAAATAATAGTGTCTGGGTGTGGCTTTATTTTCTTGTTCTCTTCTATGTTGGTGGGTTGTTCTAGTCCAACGCGGTTCCAAGATGTAGAAGCCATACCTCGTTCCTAAAATTATAATCGTATCCATGATGATATAAATATGTTGTTTTAGTACAATTGTACAAAGAATGGTGGAGGCGGCGGGAGTCGAACCCGCGTCCAAAGCAGTTTAGGGATCAAGTCATTCACAGGTTTAGACAGTTTTTCTAAACTGACAAATCTTCCGCTGGTGAAACCCCCCTGCTCGCGGATACAAGGTTCGAGCATTATTTTATTTCAGTGATGCTACTTCACTTAGCCTAAATTGGATAGATGGTTTTAGGCAACCACCCGATTACGCAGCTAGGGCGTATTCGAAGTGATTGTTGTTATTGGCAACTATCTTTTTTGAAACCGCGATTTAGGTCTGCTGTTTCCTGAGACCACCTGCACTCTTATACTCCTTTGCTACCCTGTCGAAGCCATATCGCCCCCAGGATGAAAATTTTAACTATGTCTTTTATTATATTTAAGATTGAGGGAATTTCATGCCTATACGAAAAATAGTTGCATTTGATTTTGATGACACGCTGGCGGTTACTGAATCGCGAATCGGTGTTCAGCGCCCAGAGGCAGCTGGAACGTCCTCTCCCACGTTAGAAGACTGGTTGCTAGACCACAATATTCAATATATGGATGTAACGGGTACGGGTGGTAATGAGTTTTATTGGTTAGATTCTGCAAATTTTGCATTGTATGAAGAGCATGCTGAAGGATTTGAGGATGTGATTGATTACGTTGGGACATCTTCATTTGATGTGAGCAAAGCTCAAGTGATTACCCCAATGTTAAAAAAGCTGGTTGAAGCAGAATCAGATCCTGATACGCTAGCATTAATCATAACGGCGAGAGCAGGGAAGAAGCAGATGTACAGTCCGTCTCAGGGAACGTCAGTAAAGCCCTTAAACCGCTCCCAGATCCTTCAGTTCTTAAAAGATAATGGAATCAGCTTTGATGACAGCAGATTACATACAGTGGGTGACCAGGGCTCTAATAGCGCTGCACACAAGGTCAACGTATTGACTGGATATCTAAACAAGTATAAACCAGATGAGTTAATTTTTTATGATGATAACGAAAATAATGTAAGGGCAGTTGCTGCATTGTGTAAGCAATTTGCTCCGTCAGTGAAGATATCAGCTTTCCGCGTGGCAGCGGGGTGGATTTCTTCGGAATCTGGGTGCAATGAAACGGTTAATTTACGCTTGAAAAAGATACTTAGTCGTACAGGCCGCGCTCGTTAGACGTTGGCCGCCCTAATAGGACGTGCCGGAATGTCATTATTGCGAGAATATATCAAAGAAATTCTTAATGAAAGCATTGAGTTTCGGACGCTTGATTCTCCCCTTAAGTACAGTCGCGCTTCAGATATAAAAAGAATAGCACTTTGCGATACATCGGTAGAAGAACCCCACATGGGCCCTACTGGCAAGCCCAAAATAGATGCATACTTCAACCAAAGACAAGAGATGGAATATTATGGCGCTTCGGGTCGACGATTAAAGAAACCGAGAAAGGGCCAGCTGGTTCCCGGGGTTTCTGATGCTTGCGTTATTGGATTTTTAGACTACCACAAAGAAGGTGTTTCGTCAGGCGGAAATGATATGTGGTACATTGACTATATGAAGACTCGTGGTGATAAAGGTGGCCAAGGGACTGCCAGCATGCTGATTGATGAATTTTATAACACTGTTGCCAAACCTGGTGACAACGTTAGTTTTGGTAAGATGATGCGGAAAGAGATCGGTCACCTCAAAGATAAGATGGTAGACAAGTATCCAGAAGTTAGCACTAGAGGAGCAGTGAATTTCTAATGAAAATCACAAGACGACAGATTAGACAGATCATTGCTGAAGAGCTTGCGCTCGATCTTGAGGTTGGAGACATCATACTAACCGGTCGCTTCAAGAACAAGCGAACGGTGGTCAAGAAACTTGGTACCGATGACCTGGGCCAACCGACTGTGAATGGCATGAAAGTGTTAGCGTTCAGGATTGAAAAATTGATGCCGAAAGAGAAGTGGAGCAAGAAGACAATCGCCGAACTTGAGAAGGAAGAGGAAGATAAGAAATGAGGTTAACTGAATCTGCTTTACGACATTTGATACGCAGAACGTTGTTGGAAAAGAGCTGGGCTGATTTCCAGGCACCCAAGGGAAAGACCATCCCTATCGATCCTGCAGATTTTGCAACCAATACTCCGAACGTGCGTGACTTGGATGAAGAAATATTTGACCTGATACAAGTTGCATATCAAGATGTCGAGCTAACGCCGGCGTCGGAAGAGGGCCCAGCGACATTTGGCAACATCAAAATTCAAAGTCCAGGGGATCTACCCTATAAATACACTATCATGAAGGGAGCCGACATAGACGAAGATCCTGACCCCGATTATTTTCGCGGCGGAAAGATGGTCAAGGGCCGATTCAAGCTGGGCATCGTCGGCCATGATGGAACTCGTGCTGCAATCGATCGCTATCTCGAAGAGACAGCAGCAGATCTAAGAGCTGGTGCAATTGCAGAGATGTCAGGGAAGATTGCACATATCATGATCACTCGACATGGAGTCCCTGCAGTTCAGACAGAGGAGGCTGTGGAAGCGATGCTAGGTAAAGAGGTGGACTGGACAGGCCGACATCCTAACGAGAAATATGCGAATAGGTACGGGCCTGATTATGAGGCTTGGTATTGTCGTGGTATCTCGGGGGCATGCGCCGGAGACCACATGAAGATTCTACTGGGCGGCGGATGATGCAATTATTGAACGAATATGCAAGAGAGATTATGACATCGCAGGTTGACTCCGGATGTATTGATCTACGTGTACGTGGCTTTAAAGTTAACGCTGAGCTGGCAACAACGACAGAAGCAAGAAATCGAGGCTTGATGCATAGACAATCGATGAATGAGGATGATGGTATGTTGTTCGTTTTCCCTGACACCGACTATCGTTCATTTTGGATGGAGAATACCTTCATCCCGTTGTCGATTGCTTATCTAACAGAAGCTGGAAAAATTATTAATATAGAGCGGATGCATCCTTTTAACCGAACTTCTGTAAGGTCAACAGAGCCAGCAAAGTATGCGCTAGAAATGAATGCTGGCTGGTTTAAGAAGCGAGGCGTTCAAGTTGGTGATGTTGTAAGTGGTATTTCTTCCATGAACGAGTCTATGCTCCGCGAGTACGTAAGAACTTTGCTAATAGAACAGAGCGGGTAATTCATGACTCTCCTCCGCGAATGCGTAAAAGAAATGCTTGTAGAAAGTAATGTACTTGCTACAGGAATGTGTTTTCCTTTCGCATACCAGAAAGCTGAAGAGTGGTTTAACGATCACTTTACGAAGGCTAAGCCGGGCCGCGGCCCAAAGAGGCACCCGAACTTAAATGACAAGAGTAAGTTCAAAGTTGTTCATGGTACAGTAACAGATAAGTGGAAGAAGCCGCCGAAGCCAGTTGTTCATGGGTGGGTTGAAATGGGAGATCTAGTCTTTGATGATCAGACCAGAATAACAAAACCAAATGGTATTGAAAAAGAATTCTATTACGATATGTATCAGCCTGAGGTGTACAAGGAGTTCACTGCTGAAGAGGCTATACTCAATTGTGCGATGAAGGGTGGTGAAGGGCCTTGGGATGATGATCTCTATGTGATGATGCAGGACCGTGATGCATGGATGAATGAAGCGCTACTTCGAGAAGCTACCGCGATTCGTGAGCCGTTAAATCTCTCTGTACCAGAAGACTTGAAAGATATCCACCGTCGTATGCAGCAAGCGGGAAAAGAATTATATGTCGTTGGAGGTGCTGTTCGTGATGCGTTGATGGGGAAGACTCCCAAAGATTACGATGTCGCTACGAATGCAACTCCAGACCAGGTGATTCGAATTTTACAGAGCCATGGCAGACTCAGGCTTGACTTAACAGGAAAAGCTTTTGGTGTGGTGAGAGTGAAGACCCCCGACAAAAATGAATACGAGATTGCAACATTTAGAGAAGATATAGGCCCCGGTCGTCGACCTGAGGGCGTGGCATTCACCAGTATAGAGGGTGATGTAAAAAGACGCGATCTGACAGTGAACGCGTTGTTCTATGATATGAATACAGGCGAGGTCGTTGATTACGTTGGTGGAATAAAAGACATTGAAGACGGCGTAATTCGAGCCGTTGGAGATCCAGCCCAACGTTTTGATGAAGACAGGCTACGTATTTTACGTACTATTCGATTCGCAGGCCGAATGGGCGCAGAGCTGGATCCTGCTACAAAGGCTGCAATTCTTAAAGACAATAGTTTGACTGATGTTAGCCCAGAGCGTATAAGGGAAGAATTTTTGAACGGTGTTAGTTCTGCTGCTAACCTTGATCACTTTATAAACCTGATAACAGAACTGGGATTGTTTGAGCAGATATTCCCGGGTCTTCAAATTACACCGCTTTCTGGTACAGCCAGCAATCCGTATGTACAGGTTGCAGCATTGCTGGGTGATAATGCATCACAAGATACGCAGCAGGTGCTGGAAGAAATGCGTTATTCTCGTAAGCAGATTATTCTTATTAATTTTTTGATTCGATTGAAAAGCATCACAAAAGAAACTGCGCCCCAATTAAAGAAGGACTTCATTCGACACAAGATTTCTATTAATGATATTGAGGATTTCGCAGCTGTCACCCCTCAGCTTTCTGATCGTGTTGTTCAGGGCTTTTTGAAATTTGTTTCAAATCCGCCAGCCAGCAATCCACAAGAGCTAATGGCTCAAGGCCTTGCAGGTGAAGCAATAGGACAAGCTATGAAGGCAGCTGAGGTTGATGCATATTCGAGTTTGGTTGGCGAGTTAAGGTCGTACATACGGGAGCTATTATGAAGATGTATCATGCAACCACTCCAGCAAATGCTCGTGATATATTAGCGAACGGTCTTGAGGTTGATGCTACCGGCGAAGCGGGCTATACCCAGGTGCACGCTCAATGGGCAGACCAGCTTTATGGTATGCGGCCTGTTTTTCTATCTGTTAAAAAGGGAAAATTCGCCGGGATTCCCTTGTTGGTCGACACAGAGGGATTATCCCTTGTAGCGGATTTAGCAGCTGTCGCAGACCTGGGAGACGAGCCCCCCAGCTTGGATGGAGATGAACTTATTTGGTGGGATGGAATCGGTCCAGAAGAATTATCCCCTATAGCAAGTGACGGCGCGGTCAATATAGAAAATTTGCTTGTTCCCGGAAGTAGGGAAGCCAAGTTAGCAATTGCAGTTACGGGAACAGCGGCAGTGTTGGAAGATATTCCGCCTGATAGAATCAAGATTGCTTCATATAATGAAGCTTTCCTACGCGAGTATGTAAGAGAGGTGTTGAGCGAAGAAGTGGAACGCCAAACGGTGGGAAGCGTTTTAGACGCTTTAGGAGCGATAAAGGGCGTCGATGATGAAGCCCAGCGCAAAGAGCGTATGAAAAAGCTTGCTAAGAAAATTGGTTGGGAAATGGTCAAATTCATTCCTGTGGTTGGAAAAGGAATCAAGATGGCCAAGACAATCGGTGATATTTACAAATTAGCAAAAGACACTCCCGATGATCTGGCCACGAAAGACAACGTCGTTCTAGACATGCTGGATGTTGATGATAAGTATCAGCAAATGTTGGATGATCGGCTTGAAGCTGCATTCGATGAGGTCGTGATTCCTTGGCTCGAAAGCCTTCCACCAGATGCTCCACTCCCTGACATGAATAATAAATTGGAGGCTTGGGTTAATCAAAATTTCGATGAGCGAGGAATCCACGGCGCAGCCGGGGGTGTACCAGCTAGTTCATCTCCTGTAATGAAGCAAGAAAATGTCGAGTTATCGTTGCGTCAGTACGTAAGGACAATGTTGGAGGCCGGTGAACTTGGTCGGCAAATATTTTCTGATAGGGCTCCGCTGGGACGTCATATGGGATCCGAAAGAGACACAGAGCTAGAGGGAGAAATTTGGACGGCATTATGGGGTCACCTGCAAGGCCTTAGTTCAAAAGTGCCTACAAACTTGCTAGATGCGATGGTAAGTTTTTCCAAAGATCCAGCTTATAACGACGTTTTCATACTACATACGAGTGGCGACGCCTACCGCGGCATGGAAGTTTCACAAGAATACTTGGATGAACACGCGCCTGGCTGGAAAGAAGCAACATGGCCAACATCGAAACTTCACTGGCAGTGGTCTGATGTTATCCCGGTTGATTTCGAATATCAAAACCGGAATGAATCAAGAACAGTGTCTTCATGGACTCCATCAAGAGACGTGGCCGAGCAATTCGGTCGAGCCGGACACGGTATGGTGGGAGTAGTTTTAATCGCAGATTCGGCAACGAATACGTTTCTTGACTTGAAGGAATTGTACAGATTCGATCGTCTAGACGACTTTCATTGGGAAGAGGAGATCGTCGGATTTGGTTCCGTTCGAGTTAAGGGAATTAAAATCTTGAAGAAACTCGGGGGGCTCGGATGAGCTTGCTTCGAGAATATGTTAACGTCCCTCCAGAGGAAGAACTCCACCCAAGTCAGATGAAGACTGTCGGTGAGATCTTGGATCTTATCGAACGTATCCAAGAAGAAACAGACGAAGCCGGCCGTCGGGTGCGTAGTGCAAATGTCGGGATTGAATTCATAAAGATCGCCATGGGGGAGATACCACTCGTTGGTGGTGCGCTTGGTGCCGCAGATGGATTATTTGCCATGTACCAAGCGGGGAAGAATGAGGAACACACCTGGGCCGAGCTGGAAGAGTATCCCATTCTGGCTCGGATGAAGATGCACCCTTCTTTGGCCAAACACCTCGATCCTGTAACACTGAAAGAAATTGATAAAGCATATCAGGGCTATCTTCAGGGTCTTGGTCGCGAGACGCTAGTCAGCGAAATCACAGATATCGATAATTTTACGCATGATTGGATTATGGGTGATACAGACAGCAAGCTTAGCGTGGAGCTCCTACGTGAGTACGTAAGAGAACAATTTCTACTTGAAAGAGAGGAAGCAGAAGCGTCCCTGCTTTCAGGGGTGAGTGACTTTATAGAGACTCGTCATTATGATGACGTGTTAGATGCTGCGTTTAAACGCATAGCCCCTGGTTTAGTTCGTCATGTCATGGAGCAAGAAATCAACGAGGATGTTGCTGAATTTCTTGATGGCGCAATAGAGGGTCGGTGGGAGAAACAAAAAGGGTGGTCTTTTGAAGATCCAAGTCCAAAACAGTTGGGTCACTCTGAGGATTCTGCCGATTACATATTGGGGTACTCATGGGGCTGGAATAATGCAGACTCGTGGGAAGGTAATCGATTGCCGACCCAAGCCAGGAAAGAAGCAGTTGAGGCGCAGATCGCAGAATTTGAAGATCAAATATCTGAGCAGATGGTCATTGCGGCGCTGGAAACTGCCAATGAAAAGGTTAACCCCGTTAAGCTCATCAAAAAGGCAATTGGTGCAATTCGTAGTGCAGTTCGGGAAGAGGGTCTTTCTGGTGGCCTCAAAAAGGGCTTGCCTATCGCGATAGGAATTATTGTAGGGGAGGCACTCGATAATTTTATTATACCCATGGCATTCTTTTCGATGACCGGCATTCCCATCCCTCCGCTTCCGATTGGAGTGGGGGAAATCATTAATCCCGTAGTGATCAGTATGGTCGGTGCCGATATAGAGTCAGACGAACTAGTTGATGAGCTAGGGTGGTACGAGGAAGAGTACGGAGAGGCATCTTCGCTGGGTCCTCGAGAGACGAACGAGTTACGTGCGTATATACGAGAAGCGTTACTTACAGAGTATTGGCCTGCCCGTACAGAGGGCAAGAAAAATGTCTGGCGTGGCATGAAGATCAAGATGTCACCAGCTATTTTGGCTTCAAAGGTCCGTCAGTACATTAAGACTGGCGAAGAGAAAGGAATTACGCAGCAAGAATTGATAAGATTTTTGCTTGGCCGTCTTGAGGGCGAAAGTACGGGTGCATCATGGTCGCTCAGCTTTGATGTTGCTGTTAGTTTTGCAGATGCCTGGGGAGCAACAAACCGTGGCGCCGAACTCCACGTCATATTTCAAGCCACGGTCGATGAAGAAGCTGGATACGATCCTCAGGCTGCAGGCGAAGAGCCCGGCTTGTTTTACGATGAGGCAGAAGTAAGGTTTAAGCCTGGCGCTGAGATACCTCTCACTGGAATTTACGTCTTTATCAAGTCTAAGGATCAGTGGGCCAAGCAAAGGACTCAGTTCCGGCCTCTAATGATAAAGGCAGAAGACAATCCGATGATGGTAAAGGCATGAACCTCCTCCGTGAATGCATAGAAGAGCTGCTCCGTGAGTCTCATTTTCCATTGACAGGTGGAGAGAAGGTGCGCATCCACCACAGCCGACAAGACACTAGAGACGGTAAAGAACCACAGATCAGTGGTTTTTCACAGAGGGTTGGCTACAAGCCCAGTGGTCTGTGGTATGAATGCAAAGACGGTAGCTCGATAGACTGGCTGGAATTTTGTAGGACGGGCCTAACGGACGGTGCAAGTAGATATGATAGCGCATATAACGTTGTCTTGAATGATTATGAAATCTTGTTCATAACAGATAATCATGATTTTAAGAAATTTGAGAAGATGTACGGCGTTCCCAATAGCTACGGGGACATCAAGATTGACTGGCCAAAGGTCGCAAGTCATTATGACGGTATTGAGATCTGTCCCTATCTATGGAAAATGCGACCGGACTCGGACTGGTATTACGGGTGGGACGTAGCGTCAGGGTGCGTGTGGAACGCGTCTGGAATAAAAGAACTTATAAGTGCAGAGGAGGGTTGTGAAGATGAATCCGCTGCGTGAGTATATAAGAGAGATCTTGACCGAAGACGCTGACTCTTCTGGAGTCACTATCAGAGTACAAAATTATGGAAATGGAGTCGCAGCTGCTATAATGATGAGCGGAATGAGAATAGGCTCAGCTACAGCTCGCGAAGTTCTTAAGTACGAGCACTGTACAGAAGATGTAGAGAAACTCAAAGCTCAGGGTTATGATTACGATAATCCGAAATTTCCGACCCTGGGGCCGACGCTATATGCGATAGGAGAATCTCATGTGGATGAAGCTTTTAGGGGATTTGGATACGGTAAGAAGTTATACAAGGCAATAATTGAAGAGATTGGTAAGCATGTTGGTAATCGTGGTGCCTTTGTCGGCGCTGATGAGTGTGCAGCGGGTTCTACTTCCGGCACCGCGCAGCGAGTCTGGAAGTCGGTGGGTCGTGATTACCCATCATCTGGTAATGTAGTTTATGTGGGACCAAAATGAACCTGCTTCGCGAATATATCCGAGCTCTGCTCACCGAAGCTGCCAAGACCGTGGAAGATCTTCCTGAGGGTGCTTTCGTGACAATACTAAAAAGGTACGGCGGTTCATCAGTGTTCGTATACATCGGCGATGAGAAGGGAAATCGGTGGAGGACTAGAGAGGAGCACGGGGAGAGGTATGATAATTCCATACACGCAGGAATAGAAATTGCCAAGCCAAGACCGTCAGAGACCGGACCTTGTGGCGATGCATTCGTGGTGGAAGGTTCTGGAGCAACTCACGGTTGGGGTCCGTTAGTATATGATGTTGCAATTGAGTACGCATCGCTTGACGGATCTGGCGGCTTAATTTCAGATAGAAGTTCGGTTTCTCCTTATGCTCGACGTGTATGGGAATACTATATGAACAACCGACCGGACGTCACAGCGCATCAATTAGATGACATGAAAGATACGCTAACTCCAGAATGGGAAGATAACTGCCAGCAGTGGATAGCCATGAAGACAACGGTACCAGCATTCACCGCAGAAAAATCTGATGATACTCGCTGGGTTGATTCACCGCTCAGTAAGAGATACACGGCACCTCCCAAAACCATCGATGCGCTTCGTGCAGCTGGAAAACTGGTGGAGATTGAATAATGAACCTTCTCCGTGAATACATAAGCGAGCTTTTGACAGAGATAAATCTTGGTCAGGGCTATGGGATAGAATATACAGCATTTGTTCTGGACGACGCGTCACATCAGAAGCTAGCCGCTTTTGCTCCCGAAGGCTGGAAAGTCTTTGCTCATCACATGACGATTATTAATCCACCCAACCAGAAATTACGGTTACCGTCGCAATGGCTTGACCAAGACCTTTGCGTGAGAGTCGTGGGAATTGCACAATCGGCTCAGGTCATGACTGCGCTAGTTGATCTGGAAGGATTACCTCTTCCGATGAAGGGACCAGAATATCCTCACATCACTATTGCTACGAATCCAGCAGAGGGTGGCAAGCCTGCGATGTCTAATTGGAAGTTTAAGCCAGTTATCGATAAGCATAATTTTGAGGCTATTACCTCAATCGTTGTGTGCGGCAGAATAGAGGAAATATTAAGGTGAGCTTACTTCGCGAATACATCAGTGAGGTGCTGCAAGTGACTGCTCGAGTGCAACCCGAGTCCCAGATATTCTGTGACATGGACGGCGTTTTGGTAAATTTTGAAGATATGATTGTGAGATTTATCAACGGTCTTTTGGGCGGTGGCATCTCTCCAGGGATTGAAATTACGAAGGGTTACGAGAAGAGGCTAGCAAAAGTACGCGGAGAGCTCGGTCCAGATTGGCGCGCAAAGGGTCGTCCTGATTTAGATATTAAGTCGGTTCGAAATTTTATGATGGGTGCTGTTGGAGCAAATCCTGGTCCTATATTTGCTGAGATGAAGCCACATGCTGACGCTCTGGAAAAACTTTGGCCATTTCTGACGGGGACTGGTCGGACTGTGAATATACTGACTGCTGAAATTAGGGCGAGAGAGGGAGCTGTTATGACAACGGCCGAAGGGAAGGAATTGTGGATACACAGGTGGCTTAAGCCTCAACCTTCTCAAATTATTATGTCACCAGCCAAACAGAAAGCCAGGTATGCAACGACCAACGGCATTCCCAACATACTTATTGATGATAAACTTACGACCGTCGACAGCTGGAATGCCGCCGGCGGAATTGGTATCTGGCATCTGCCGGGCGGAAGCGTAGACACTGTGGAACAGCTAAAGGAATTGGGCGTATGAAAACTCAGTTGCACATATACGATTTTGATGCAACTCTTTTCATGAGCCCGATGCATCCCGACGATTGGGAAGGTCACATCGGTCATTGGTACGATACGCTACAATCGTTGTCACCGCCCTGTGTAATCGATCCTCCCAATGATTTGTGGATAGGCAGCACAGTGTCTAGTGCACATAGCAGTATAGCCGACCCCAATGTATATGCGATTTTAATGACAGGTCGCACAAGAAAACCTGAATTAGTTGGTCGGATAGCAGAGCTTCTTGCTATGGGAGGGCTAACGTTTGAAGAGATCTTGCTTAAGCCCACTGGAGATGTTAGGACTCTGCCGTGGAAATCTTCAATGATTGAAAAGCTAGCTGAAAAATTGCCTGACTTACAAGAAGTACATATCTGGGAAGATAGAGCAGACCATCTACAGGCTTTTGTTAAGCTTGTAGAATCTATGGGACTCACAGCGGTACCGCACTTTGTTAATGTTGTGCTCAATGCGCCCTGCGATTTAGGGAGTGTACAGCCCGACGTCGACCCTGGCGCTGTGATGGATCTCCCAGTGTTGAGTAAGCAGAATGAAAATTTAGTAAGACGATACATCAAGCTTTGTTTGGAAAAAACCGTCCGAAGCCAGAAAGACAAACGTGTCCTGTATCACATTAATCGCTTTCGTCCCGCTCGTCCCCAGCCGAAAATGTCGTATTTTCAAGAGTGGGACCCGGATGCAATTGACCCGGACACGCATGAAAGAACAGGCGACTATGTAGACGTTCCAGGAACCGACAACTGGCAACGACACTGGCTTGATAGTCCAGTTAAGTCCGGCGTTTTCTTAACCCCCAACCCAATTGATATAGCGATCAATCACGGTAGATCTGGTCACGTATACGCCTATAAAGTACCACAGTGGGTTATAGCTAAATCAGGTGGTTTACATCGATATGATCATGGTTCCGAAGTACTAGTTCCTGAAGATGTCTGGAACGAGGCGGGTAAAGAGATCGAGTTCATGGGTAAGAGTATGGACAAGGAAGAG